ATGATCTATTTTTCTGCTACAACGGGCGGTTTTTATCCGCAGGAATGGAAAGAAGAATATCTGGCAACAGGTAGCTGGCCTGATGATGCACTATTGCTCACGAAAAAAGAACAAACGAAATATTGGAAACATGTTCCAGCCACGGGGAAAATGTTAGGGGTTATGAAAGGCCGTCCGGTCTGGCTGGATATTCCGCCGTTACCTGCGCCTCACGGCGATACCCTCGCCGCACTTGCCCGCCGTCATCGCGATGCTTTTATCAAAACCACGGATTCAATTACTGTAATTGATTATTCAATTGATGATAGCCCGCTAACTGATACTCAACGTGCCGAGTTAACCACTACCCGCGCCGCCTACCGCGCATGGCCCACGGTGGAAAACTGGCCGCGGGTTGAGTTGCCGGAACTGCCGCAATGGCTTTTGATTGAAGCGGTCAATCAGGGCTATATTGTTCCCGACTGGCCGCCAGTCGTATAGGCTTGCCCATCAACCCCGCCAGTCGGGGTTGTTGGTTTCTCTGTTGTGCCACCCCTCACACAATCCTCATCACCTGCCCCGCGCGCAGTAATCCGGCATCATAGCGAATGAACGCTTAACCGGAGAAAACCGCATGTCTGCAACCGATTACCACCACGGTGTGCGCGTCATTGAAATTAGCGAAGGCACTCGCCCGATCCGCACTGTCAGTACGGCGGTAGTCGGGATGGTCTGTACTTCCGATGATGCTGACCCCACTCTGTTCCCACTCAATACCCCGGTATTACTCACCGATGTGCTGGCCGCCAGCGGCAAGGCCGGTGAAACCGGCACATTAGCCCATTCACTGGATGCTATCAGCGACCAAACCAAACCACTGACCGTCGTTGTCCGGGTGGCGCAGGGTGACACCGAAGCTGAAACCACGTCCAATATTATTGGCGGAATAACACCGGATGGCCGTTATACCGGCATGAAAGCGCTGTTAGCGGCGCAGGGTAAGTTTGACGTCAAGCCCCGTATTTTAGGGGTGCCCGGTCATGACACTCTGGCGGTATCCACTGAGCTACTTTCCATCGCTCAGAGCCTACGTGCCTTTGCCTACATCAGCGCCTATGGTTGCAAAACCAAAGAAGAAGCCATTATCTACCGCGATAATTTCAGTCAGCGCGAAGCCATGGTGATTTGGCCCGATTTCCTCAGTTGGGACACGGTCACTAACGCCGAAACCACCGCTTACGCGACTGCCCGCGCGTTAGGCTTACGTGCCAAGATTGATAATGATGTTGGCTGGCATAAAACGCTGTCTAACGTCGGGGTGAATGGCGTCACCGGTATCAGTGCGGATGTGTTCTGGGATCTGCAAAACAGCGCCACCGATGCCAATTTACTTAACAGCAAAGACGTCACCACGCTGATCCGCAAAGATGGTTACCGTTTTTGGGGTTCCCGTTCTTGTTCTGACGATCCGTTATTTGCCTTTGAGAACTACACCCGCACCGCACAGGTACTGGCTGACACCCTGGCCGAGGCCCATATGTGGGCTAACGATAAGCCGCTTACCCCGTCACTGGCAAAAGACATTATTGAGGGTATTCGCGCCAAAATGCGCGAGCTGAAATCATTGGGTTATCTGATTGATGGTGACTGCTGGTACGACGACAGCGTAAACGATAAAGACACACTAAAGGCTGGCCGCCTGTTTATTGATTACGACTATACGCCGGTGCCGCCGCTGGAAGATTTAACCCTGCGTCAACGCATTACTGATCGTTATCTGGCTAATTTCGCCGCCGCCGTTAACAGCTAAGGAGCGTAACTATGGCATTACCACGCAAGCTTAAGTTCCTCAATGTGTTCAATGACGGGAACAGCTATCAGGGGGTGGTTGAATCCATCACCTTGCCAAAATTAAACCGCAAATTTGAAGACTTTCGCGGGGGCGGGATGAATGGCAGCGCCAAGGTTGACCTGGGCCTTGCTGATGGGGCGCTGGACGTTGACTGGACGCTGGGCGGTATTGAGTCCGAGATCTACAAGCAATGGGGCGTGACCAAAGTCGATGGCGTGTTACTGCGTTTTGCTGGCTCCTATCAGCGCGACGATACCGGCGAAACCCACGCGGTAGAAATTGTCCTCCGTGGTCGTCATGAGGAGATCGACGGCGGTGACAGCAAACAAGGCGATAACAGCACCACAAAAATCTCCACAAAATGTACTTACTACAAATTGACATGGGATGGCGAAGTGCTGATCGAGATCGACATTGTGAACATGGTCGAAATGGTCAACGGCGTCGATATGCTGGAAGCCCACCGCCGCAACATCGGCCTGTAATATCACGGTGCGGATAACTCCGCGCCTTTACCCCTTATTTATTGGTAACCATTATGAGCAAGATAACCACTGTAGATGCATTACCGTCCGTGCCTGTCGAGACTTCTGCTGATGCCTTTAACGTAGTCACATTAGATGCGCCGATCATGCGAGGTAATACAACAATCACGCAGATCACGGTCAATAAACCCAATACCGGAGCATTGCGCGGTGCCAAATTGCAGGCACTGCTTGATACCGATGTTGATGCGTTGATCCGTGTGCTGCCTCGCGTCACCACCCCTAACCTGACCGTGCCAGAAATCAACAATTTGGAACCAGCCGATATTTACGCGTTATCGCAGGCACTGGCGCTTTTTTTCTTGCCGAACTCGGTGCGGTCAGATTTCCTGACAGCTTAACCGTTGACGATTTGATAGCGGATATTGCGATAACCTTTCACTGGCCGCCCTCCGCTACCGAAGAGATGTCCTTAGGTGAACTTTTAGAGTGGCGACATAAAGCCATTATCCGCAACGGGGGCAGTGATGAGTGATAAGAACCTCCGTTTGCGGGTTTCCTTAAGTGCCATAGATAAAATCACCCGGCCATTTAAATCTATGTTGGCCAGCAATAAAACGCTGTCTGCATCCATCAAAACGACGAAAGACCAGCTTAAGCAACTCAATAGCCAGGCGGCCAAAATTGAGGGTTTTCGTCAGAATAAAGCCGCTGTTGATCGTGCCGCACAGGCGTTGACTGCCGCCCGCGATAAAGCGCGTCAACTCGCCACTGAATTAAAAAACAGCGCAGCGCCTACAGCTAAGCAGGCGAGAGAGTTTAAGCGTGCCAGTGAAGAGGCCGCAAAACTCAAGCAAAAGTACAATGACTTACGTACCGCACTCCACACCCAGCGTGCCGCCTTACAAAGCAGCGGCGTTGCCACTAATCGACTGGGACAAGCACAGCGAACCCTTAAAGCCAGCATCACCAGCACCACCGCCGCGCTGGCCGCACAACAACGCCGGTTAGCGCAACAAGCCCAACAACAGCAACGCCTGAATGCCGCCCGCAATCGCTTTGATGCCAGCAATCAGCGCAAAGCGGTAGCCGCCGGATTAGGGTATACCTCGCTTGCTACCGGCCGCGCCATGGGTCGGGGGATAACCAAAACGTTGGGTGTGGGTTATGAATTTGACGCGATGATGAGCAAAACCCAGGCCGTTACCCGCATTCCGGATAAAAACGCGGAGGATATGCAGGCGATGCGTCACCAGGCCCGTACCCTGCCACTCTCATCCAAGTTTACCGATCTGGAAGTGGCTGAAGGCCAATACTTTCTTGGCCGCACTGGCTATAGCCCGAAACAGGTTATGGGGGCAATGCCCGGTATGCTTAACCTCGCCGCTGCCGGAGGGATTGATCTTGCTACTACTGCCGATATTGCTTCCAATATTCAAACCGCCGCGGGCATCCCTGCAGAAAAGATGGACCATGTTGCGGATGTCCTTACGGCGTTATTCACTCGAAATAACGTCGATATTCCTATGTTGGGCGAGTCTCTTAAATATTCGGCGGGGATAGGTCGTCAATATGGTCAATCGTTAGAAACTACAGCCGCCGCTACCGCAATTATGGGGAGTGCCGGTATTCAGGGCAGCCAAGCAGGTACAACGCTAAAATCGGTTCTTTTAAGAATCGGCACATCAAAAGCTGTTTCTGATTTAGGCGTAAAAACAACCGATAAAAACGGTAACATGCGCGATTTGGTTGATATCCTAAAAGATATTGATAAAAAAACGTCCCAAATGGGCAACATCGAAAGTGGCGCTATTTTTGAAAAGATAGCAGGAAAATATGCCGTTACCGGATTTGGGGAGTTAATGCGAGCAACTTCCAGCGGCAAATTGGAACAGATGCGCGGTAAGCCTGGTGAATATGATGGTGAAGCGGCGCGTGTAGCTTCAACCATGCTGGACAATATGAAGGGCGATATGACCATTCTCCATGCCGCCATGGAGAATATCAGTGTTGAGTTATTTGAGAAGAATAACGACTGGTTACGTTCGGCGGCAAAAGGCATCAGTGAATTTATGCACGGCGTGGCTGAATTCCTTAAGGCCCATCCCGGCGTGAGTACTGCGATTGTAAAAGTGGGTACCGTTGTCGCCATTGCAACCGCCGCATTCGGGGCGCTGGCGATTGCTGCCGTGGGTATTTTAGGCCCCTTCGCCCTGCTCCGTTTTACTACCTCAGTGCTGGGGATCCGCTTATTGCCGCGCTTGTCGTTGAGTCTGTTTCGACTGGCAAGTATTACCCCCATTACAGGTGCGCAAATTGGCAACTTTAGCCGCTCCCTGCTCGTGATGTCTCAACAAAGCGGCCGCTCAGCCATCGCCAGTTTAAAAGGGTTGGGTCAAGGTCTGGTGAACGTGGCCCGCTCGCCAGTGAAATCAGCCGTCAGCGGCTTTACGTTACTCGGTAATGGTATTAGCTGGCTGGCTAAATCCCCGCTTAAATTCCTGCGTTTCGCGCTCGGTGGCCTGGGTAGCATGTTGGGTATCCTGATCAGCCCGATTGGGTTAATTGCCGCGGCAATCGTGGGTGCTGGCTTATTGATTTACAAGTACTGGCAACCGATTAAAGCGTTCCTTGGGGGTGTGGTAGAGGGCTTTATGCAGGCCGCCGCACCGATTAAAGAGGCGCTTAAACCGCTGGGGCCGGTGTTTGACTGGATTGGTGATGCAGTCAAAAACGTGTGGAACTGGTTTAAAAAGTTACTGGAACCAGTGCAATCAACCACGGCCGATTTAAACCGCGCCGCTAATGCCGGTAAGGCCTTTGGTCAGTTTTTGGCTGACGGCATTGGACTGGCCATGATACCGATAAATGCGTTGATCTCATCCATTAAATGGGTACTTGAAAAACTGGATGAAGTAAAGCAACGCTCTGACAAAACCCAGGCACTGGCGCAGGCAAGCCCAGCCACTGCCGCGGGCCCAGGTAACTACGGCGTGGCGTGGAAGCCAGCGCAAACGAAAAGCACCTATATCGAAAGTAAATATACCGGGGCATATGATAACGGCGGTACCATCCCGCTGGGAAAATTTGGTGTGGTAGGTGAATATGGCCCGGAAATCATCAACGGCCCGGCACAGGTCACCAGCCGCCGCAACACCGCCGCTATGGCGGTTGCGGCTTCCATGCTATTCAGTGGCTACCCGGCCAGCGCCGCGCCGCTCCATCCTTACAGTTTACCGGCGGCACAGTACCGCAGTAGCAACGGTCAGACAAATAATCATCAGCAAAATCAAACCAGCCATGCTGCGCCAGTTATCAATATTTACCCGACGCCGCAGCAGGATGCGCAGGATATTGCCCGCGAGGTGGCCCGCCAACTGGCCGCCCACAACCGCAGGGAACAGAGCAAATCAAACCGCAGTTATCAAGACCATGACGACTAAGGAGCAATAACATGATGATGGCACTGGGGATGTTTGTCTTTATGCGGCAAACCACCCCCTATCAAGATTTTCAACATCAGATGGCGTGGCGGCATCCGTCAAATGCCCGTTTTGGTCTCCGCTCATCCAGTCAATTTTTAGGGCCAGATGAAGAATCCATTACCTTATCCGGTGTGTTGTATCCAGAGCTGACCGGCGGCAAGCTTTCATTAATGGCCTTGCAACTGATGGCAGAAACCGGCAAGGCCTGGTCACTGATTGAAGGGAACGGCGCGATCCATGGCATGTTTGTCATTGAGAGCTTGAATCGCACTAAAAATATTTTTTTCAGTGATGGGTCAGCCCGTAAAATTGAATTTACGCTTAGCTTAAAACGTACCGATGAATCACTAAAAGAGATGTTTGGGGATCTGTCTCAGCAATTTGACGATATCGCCAGCAGCGTATCGAACACCGCCGCCGGATTATTATCATGATAAGCATTGATACCGGGCATAACGAACCCGATTATTCTATTTCCGTGGATGGCATAGATAAAACGGGTGGCATTAAAAAGCGCCTAATGTCATTGACGTTAACTGATAACCGGGGCTTTGAAGCCGATCAATTAGATATTGAGTTTGATGACGCGGACGGTAAAGTGGAGTTACCTCGCCGTGGCGCTAAAATAGCGGTATCACTCGGCTGGAAAGGCGCAGCGCTGATCGATAAAGGTACATTTACCGTAGATGAAATAGAACACAGTGGCGCGCCGGATAAGCTGACTGTTCGCGCGCGCAGTGCGGATTTTCGTGAAACGCTCAATATTCGCCGGGATCAGTCTTACCATAAGACCACTATTGGCGGGATAATTAAAACTGTTGCCGAGCGGAATAAACTCGCCCCAACATTAAATAAAACCATGTCAGATTTAGCCGTTGATCATATTGACCAGACCAACGAATCAGACGGTAATTTTATTACCCGACTGGCGAAACAATATGGCGCTATTGCCGCTGTGAAAAATGGCAATCTGTTATTTATTCGTCAGGGCCAGTCGAAAACCGCCAGCGGTAAACCGATCCCGATGATGACCATTATCCGCAGCTTGGGTGACGGCCATCAGTTTAGCATGGCTGACCGGGGCGCTTATACCGGCGTTGTCGCCAACTGGCTGAATACTCGCACCACTGAAAAGCCCGTGGTTAAGGTCAAGCGAAAACGCAAACGTAAGGCGACCACTGCCGCCAAACCCAAAGAGCCCGAAGAGAAACAGGGCGAATATCTGATCGGTACTGATGAGAATGTGCTGATCTTACGCACCACTTACGCCAGTAAAAACAATGCACAGCGGGCGGCAAAATCAAACTGGGAACGGATACAGCGAGGGGCGGCTAAGTTTTCTATCCAGCTTGCTAAAGGCCGCGCAGATCTCTATCCCGAAGTGCCGGTTAAAGTTACTGGATTCAAAAAACAGATTGATGAAGCAGATTGGACGCTGGTCACGGTGACCCATTCCGTGAGTGACAGCGGTTTTACTACCGCGCTGGAATTAGAGGTGAAAATAGATGATTTGGATATGGAATGATGATTTTTAATCAATAATAACGCATAATTATCATTAATACCGACCACAGTCGGGATGATAACGGACTCGCTATCATGTTCAATTGCCCTTTATGCCATCAGGCAGCACACACCCGCAGCAGTAGCCAGGTAACCACCGAAACCAAAGAGCGCTATCACCAGTGCACCAATGTGAATTGTGGCCATACATTCGTAACGATGGAAAGTTTTATGCGTTCTATATCGAAGCCGGGCGAGATTAACCCGGTGATGCCCCACCCACAAACCGGCGGCCAGGTGGTCATGTTCTGACGGCTGGAAATAAATTTATTTACCCGATGCTCATCCCGCTTTTGCGGGTTTTTTTTATGGTGCCAAAAACCGGCGCTGCCATCGTGCTGCCATTTTGCTGCCACTTGCCAGATTTTAGTCACAAAAAAACCGCCTCTCGGCGGTTAACGACATACTCGTACTACTTTGTTTTACTTAGAATATTTTCCATGGTGCCCGGGGCGGGACTTGAACCCGCACAGCCATAAGCCGAGGGATTTTAAAGCGCCGATAATATCCTTTAATTTCAATTGGCTAAATGATTTTTTCACCAAACCAAGCATTTAATTACATGACATATATCAATATTTTAAAAAATCAGTTCAAAGGATAAGGCGAAGAAAAAACAAGGGATTAAAAGACCCTTGGTGCAAGTTAAATACCGTTTTTTAAAGATCAATATATAGTTAGCAAGAGCGTCGGAAATGCTCGGGGAATTTTCGAACATCATAATGAGGACAATATGACTTCAACTCTATTTACAGTATGCCTAATTCTCGCTGCCGTGATGATCACCATCCACCCCGCTCTCTGCATTCCCTTTGTCGTTGCTGCTTACCTGTTGGCCGGTAAATGCAATATGCATATGGACAGTAATGCTAGTATTATTTTTGGGATCATTGGATTTATTATGTTTCTTACCCTCTTAGTCATGATCCACGAATGGGTAAAATGAATATTCAATGTCTACTGCGTCAATAATGTCATTAAAAACAGTATGGATTTTGACTATTTTTAGTCACAATGCCATATTATTTATATTATTAGCGTGGACCAAGCATTATTATGAAAGAATATTATTTACTGCAGTATTTCATCGATTACATGGAAAGGAATGGGCTGATTAAAGAGGCGGTCATATTTGACTTGGACCAGCAACTCTGTGATGAACTCAATGAATGGTATAAACAAAGTTTTACTTTGCCAGAGCTTCAGAAATCAGTTGATAAGTGTATTGCAAATGAATGGCTCAAGCACCGTGGGTTAAATGATAAGTACTCCTATTTGGGGATCACTACTTCCGGGGTGGGAATTATCCGCTCTCGTAGAAATTTAGAGCAAAAGAAAAAATCACGAACTGTTTTAAAAAAAATATCGGATAGTATTGAAGAACACAAAGGTATCATTGGGTTAATAACCATTATAATAGCCACAACAACCATTGCAGTAAAAATCCTAAAAGGAGATTAGTATGTCGATAACAGAGCTCGGAAAAGTCTCACTGCATTGCTTATTCTGTAAATCTGAGCTGAAAGGCCCTGGTGATGCAAAATTTCAATCTGGTGACTTAATAGAATGTATTGCCTGCGGCGAACAAAATGACTTCGAGAGCGTCATGGCAGTCGCAAAAGAAGAAGGATTAAAACTCGCAAAAGCTCATGTTAACAGTATTATTAAAAATATTTTCAAGTGAACATAGGTGGGCTCTAGCCCACCTATATTATTTATTAAAATAGGGATTCACCCTCTCCACTGCCTGCTGTACCAGTTTGTTTCTGGTTGCCATTAATCGGTCAATCTTTTCTCTTTTCTGATCCGCCGTTAATATCCGGTCCCGCCTCATCATTTCAATCTGGGCATTCAGTGTCTTCACTTGTTGCTGAGTCGCCGTTAGCCCCTTACGTTGCGATAATTTCCCGCGGTTATTTTCTAACAATTCATTGGCATCTTCACCACGCCCCTGCTTACGAAAGCTGTTAATGGTACTGTTAATTTGATTGGCTTGGGTCATCATGCGGTAGAAATCTTCAGTGAACTGTGTAGATTTGGCTGGGTCAGTCCCACGGAAGAAGGATTTAATAACGGGCATTTCATCAAGGCGAATAGCGGGTGTTTCACCGTAGTCCTTCAGATTACGCATAAGAAGATTGGTTGCTCCAAGCACGTACCCGCCCAGGCTACTGGTGTACCCGGTAATAATGTGATCAAGCATCTTCGGTGACAGGTTTGTCGCTTGACCAATTTCACGCATCAGCAGGCTGGTTTGGTCGTTGTAACGAGCGCCAGCTATCAGATTCTTATCTGCCATATTCTCAATCGGGCTGCCTTTGAAGAAATCATAGTTAACATAAGCTTCAGCAATCGGCATGGCGACTTGCGGAATCGGGTTGAAGGCCATGGTTTCCATAAAGTTATGTGCTACCAGCTTGCCAAATTTAGCCCCTGTATCTCTGCCCCCCAGTGCACGAACAAACCGCTCAGGCAAAGTGCCAAACATCAGACCTATCTCGAAAGGTTTCGGAATACGAATATGCTGATCACCAATCCATGCATGCCAGTACGTGTCTTTATCCCAATCCTGTAATTCTTCGTAGCGTTCATCATCCCAGTTCAGTGCCAACAGAGCCAGTGAGGCTGCAGCAATCATGCCTCCGCGTTTTAGTACCTCACGGGGGTTCTCTTTAATACCTCGACCTAACTTACTTAACCCTTGCATGCGGGCATTGAAGAACGGCAACATATCACTCAAATTAATCATGATATTGCTGGCCCCCATCATGCTGAAGTCCATGAGATCACGAGATTCAAAGGCTGCTAGAGCTTTACTTTTCCCCGACTTGACTGCAGCTTCATAAGTGGCCAGCCTATTCGCGTTTTCTGCCGCTTCACTGACATGCTTATACTTCTGCAATCCCTGCTCAATTTTGCCCAAAACCTCTTTGCCAGACCGGGCAATAGATGATTCAAACTGATTGATCTGGCTGTCTTTATAACCCTTCCGACGCAGCACAGCGCGGATAGTTTGTGCCGTAGACGCCGGATCGTAGACGTTTGAATACCCCCCGCCAAATGTTGCGCCAGCAAACATCATATCGACAAAAGTATCATCGGTTCTCAGTGTTTTTTTAAACCCAGCAAACGATGCGGTAACTGGCTTAAAGCCATCTTTATTGATAGCCCAGGAGTGCACGGAATCACGTAAGAAGTTACGGATAATAAAATCAGGCATTGATGTAGTGCTAATGGTCAGCACTTTTTTAGCTGTGCGGGCCGCTTTCATAAATGCGGAACTGCTGCGCTCAAGGTCAATCATGGTGAATGCGCGGTAAAGTTGCGGATCATTAACTTGAACCAACTTTTCTTGCCCATCGACAAACATTTTCACCACGTCTTTACCTATGCGCTCAAAATCCATCTTATTCGGTGAGTCAATAACTTCAAGTACACCAGTATCTGCCAGATTAACTACCGCACGGCGCATAGCTTCATTCTTCATTGACGCATCAACCGACTTGGCAACGTAGTTAAACAGGTTTTCTATAGGATCTTTAATGGTCAGATCACTGCCTTTAAGTTTCCGCACTGTGCTGCTTTGGTTGGCAATACCTTTACTGCTCCATGGCCCGCTTACCTCACCATTTTCAGCTTCGCGGTAATAAGGCAGATACCAGGCATCTTCCCATTGCGCCCGGCTTGCCGGCTCGATGAGTCCCATATCCTGCTGGAGGTCAAGAATCGATTTAATAAAAGCATCGTATTTCTTCTTCTGAGCATCAAATAATGCCTCATTACCCTTGTTAAGGGTTTGCATGTATGCAACTTCATCGGCGGTAAAGTTGTTTTCTTTGCCCTCTTTCATCAACCGTTCAGAGCGGTGACCCGCGATCCATTTTAAGAAGCTCTCTCGATGGTTGCCGAGTCCATCCAAGATCCCCATGAGCGAGTCACTCTTATCTGTACCCGCCTGACGCTCAATCATCCCCTCAGCTTTGTTGTAACGCGGCAAGCCATGCTCCAATGTTGCTGCAGTGACAGAACCGGCACCGGCAGCCATACGCGCACCGATATAAGCCGAACTCCGCGCATCATTAATACCGGCTGCATCCTCGGCATACTTCAGCGGAGCCATGCCATCGAATGTTTTGGTATTCAATTTGCGGCCTGTTTCTTTCAGCCATGCCTTAAGTTCTGTCTTATCTTGGCTGGTTACCGTGTCATAAAAGGCTTTGGCTTTATTGAACCACCCCTGCTCAACGTTAAAGCCCATTTTTCTGTTGGTTTCAGCATCCATTACTGGGTTGGCGGTGCGGGAGTAGAACGCATCATTGTTGCGGATATCATCAGAGTGGAGTATATTTTTACTCGAACCTCGTTCGTTACCCTCCTTGGGCAATTGGAGCCCTCTGGACTGGTAACTCTCGGGGTTTTGTTTTTTCCGTCGATAGAGTATCAACCCTTCATTTTCCATTGTCTGAATCTTTCTCCCCCCCTCGATGCCATAAACTGAAGCAATACTATTGACCTCAATTCTGCCCTTTCGCGCATTCAAGTGAATGGCTGTAATAACGGGATCGCCATTGGTATCTTTAGCTTCCAAAAGCGCAACCACTGAATCCTCTTGTGTTGACGAACGATATACAGCAACTGGGTCATGTAATAGTTCAGGCAATTGTTCGATAACTGACATAGGTACATTGTGCTTTACACCGTTGGTGGCTTTGCGCACAGTATCTCGATTGATCACCATATCCAGATCTGGAGCACCCAAGGCTCTGAACACCGGAGGCGTTCGGCCTACACGGATAGGTGTATCCACGCTGCGAAGTGATTTGATTGCACTGGTTAACTCAGACCGATACTGTTCAGCATCTTCGCGGGTTGGCTGAAGTGGATCCGACTTCTCACCTTTGGAATACAGGGCATCAGAGCGTGAAAACGTATTATCAAACTCCCGCGTTCCCGGTTGTTCGCCATCATACATAGCCGTTTTTTTAAACCGACCCGCCACTGTGCGCAAAATGTTACGAATTTCCGTAGGAGATATATCCCCAGGTTTGATCATGCCCGCTTTTTTCAATCCATTAATGAGTAAAGAAACAAAGCGATCCCATACCCCACTGAGGCTACTAAGTTCTGAACGTTCTGCCATGTGGGCTAAAAACTCATTAGCCTGCATTTCTGGGGACTCATTCCGGTATGACTTATCAACTTCCTGCCAGACATCCTGAATAATCTTATTTTTGCTGTCACGGGTCTGATGCAATACGCGCATGATACGATCATATTCCACATCACCAATAACGGAAGCGAGGCCGTGGTGTGCCAAGACCTCATGACGCAATTTTGCCCGAAGCTGACGACCATCAATAATGTTATCCGCAACAACGATCACCCGGCTGAGTTCAGGCTGATAAATAGCGTGGACCGTACCAAATTCCTTCGGGATCCCACTAGGCATCATGGCCGCTGCTTCAGCTTGGGTTTGAACCACCTTAACTTTGATTTTTGCGGCCCCACTCATACCACGAACCCACATATCAGATATAACTTGTGCTTCACGTTGGCGCATTCCCTTTGCAGGTTTATTGCCTGTGACAGTATGACCTGTATCGGAAATGACATTACCTTGCTCGATATTGGTATTCTTGCGGGAATAGAAGGCGATACCTTTATCAGTTGGCTTGGTTTTGAGGGTGTTAAATAGATGCTCAAATGCCTGGCGAACACCGCCACTTAATTCAGCTTCAGTGGGATAGGCGTAAGTTTCAGGGTTGGCATGTTCGTCGGCTTTTCGCAGATTAGCCATATAATCATTACTGATCCCACTCTTTTCTGCCTTATCAAGTAAATAGCGTTCAAATGCACGCGCTGACATTTCGAGTTTAGTTGTCCAGTATGGCTTGCTCCTGCTTGCATCCAAAACGGTCGCACGCTTCATCATGTCACTATTGTTGACCACATTGACTACTTGCATAAAAGCATCATGCACTTCCTGACGCACGGGGTGAGTAATCTCACTCCTTTTTCCTTCACTAAACTCATAGCGTGGGCGCTTGCGATCAGTAACGAATGCCCCTGAGCGCTTGCCGGATGCCTCGCCGTGAACATCAGTGGTACCAAAATAGTTATCCAATGCATGGAACCACTCATGTGCAAGTGAGCCTGCGCCATTCCCTTTTGTTAGATTGATAACCACTTGTCCCGGCTCGTAGTGGGCTTTTGCCCCGCCTTTGCCCCTAGCGCCAAATGCCAAGCCCAGCTCACCATTTAATGACATCGCTTTAGGCGGTACATTGAGTAATTCGGCCATATCAATCAGCGAGTCATATGCATCGTTTAAGTCAGACTGGCGGCGTGGCCCCTCAACATAGTTGCCAAACTGCACTCCACGGAAACCAAAGGCATCACTAAACTGCTCAGGTGTCACATTGCCATTACGGCGATCGATCCCCGTCCGAGGCTCATTTGTTAATTTGCGCTGCTCTTCCCGCGATACCTTGCGCAACTTGTCCAGCTTAGCTTCAATTTCTACACGGTTTTCTGCCAAATAAGCCCGTGCCTCAGTTGGCGTTTTAAAACCAGACTTAAGAGGCAATACCCCTATCGAACCTTTGTAACCAATGAATACGCCCTTATCTGCCCGTCGAGTAAAAATTTCCAGTTTTGCCTGCCTAGGCGCTGGTTTACCGCTACCACTATCGAGTTGAGACTCAATGAAAGCCTTCGCATTAGGTAATAACTCAGCCATTGATGCGGCTGAAATATCAGCCTTCACACCTTTAGGGGCAACAAGTTCATACATGGTTTGCCCATTGGGATAGCTCTTACCACCAAAATAGGTGTAATGACCGGAACGGATCCCGTACTTGGCTGCATAAGCCATTTGCTCTGGCTTGAATTGTGAGATTAAATCTATTGCATCAGCAGCAGAACGTAATGCGGGCTTGTTGCGGAAACGAGCTTTGATATCGGCAACGCTTACATTGTTGTTGATAATTGAATTTGTCAGGTCGCGTACAGCTTTAACTTGTTCAGCCCACTGATTGAGCTTATAAGGTGAGCCAGGCCTAGTAGGAATAGAAGAACGCAGCGCTGTGACTACTGCCAATTTATCTATTTCAACGCCACTTTCCATTTTTGCATAATCAGGGGGAGGGAACAGTTTAGAAAGAGGCTGCCGTTTAATATCTTCAATATCCTGATCAGCCTGTAAAGCTTCAGCCAACTGGCCCCACCGATGTTTAGCCGCCCCTTGTAGCTTCTCACCAAAATCCTCTATTTTCATATCAGGACTCTTTGCCTGAGGTGCGGACTTCTTTGCTGGCAAACGGACACCAAAGCCCTTACCCACAGGTTCAATTGTGGCTCCCGGCATTTTTCCCCATTTGGAATATCTGGCCACTTTCTCGTTGGCGAACGGGCGGTCCTTCGCATAGAGTTTTAATTCACCATCGGCCTTATCGCCAGATACAACAACGCCCTCAGTTGAGGGCGCTGGTTTTGTATTTCTGTTGACCGGATCCGGCGGTAGCCGCACACCAAAACCATCACCGACTGGCTCAATAACAGCCCCCGGCATTTTTCCCCACTTGGAAAATTTAGCCACTTTCTCATTAGGGAACGGTTTATCTTTGGCAAACAGTTTTAACTGACCAGGGTTCTCACCTTTCGCATATGCCTCAGTCTGGGAATCAATAGGAATACCGCCAACCCGATGGCGCTGATCAGTGAGAGTCGGGGCAGGCTGCCCCCCCATCTGCTCCGTAAATCGGCGCACGTCTTTACGCTGCCCCCCATCAAACTGCGGAGGCGTACCAGCCTGCACATGATCAGGATTAGCTGCAGCCCCATCAGAAAAGATAATATTCTTATCTGTTATACCTTGCGGTTCGGTTTCTCCATCATATGTATGCGTCTCCCTGCCCCCTCCCTGCTGCTCAGCTTGCGTCTCCCTTGGTAAATAGATTTGTCCACGAGTCTGCTCTCCAGCGGTAAATTGTGGCACGTATCCAGCCTGGGCCTCATCAACCACAGGCCCCCGTACTGGTCCCGGCATTGGGAAACCGTCACCCAGATGGATATCACCCGGCGCAGGCAGGCGTGGTATTCGCTGTGATCGAAGTTGGTCAGCTTGCTGTAGAATGGCTAACTCATCGGGTGTAAAACCCTGATCACCCGACTCCATTTGTTGCTGAATAAGCTCTTGGGCGGTTGGTTGTGGTGCCAGATCCGCAAGCGAACGTTGTGCATCACTATCCTCAGCGAAGCCCTGCACGCGAGGATCCTGACGCAAGTAAGCGGGCGTATCACGGAACTCATCAACCTGAGATGTTGGCACACCATTTTCACTGACTGAGTTTTGTTGTGCAGCCGGATTATCTACCTGTGGTGAGCCTCCTGGTTGAGGGTTCTCTGATGTCGGCGAACCACCGGCATTGTCGGGTGGTGCTTCTGAGACTGACCTTCTGCTGCGCACACCACCCGCGCCACCCATCGCGCCACCAATACCGATACCCAGAACGGCATTATTGGCCCCATACTCCATAACGTCTTTCATAGGGTCAATTTTCTGGCCTGCCGTATTGATGAGCTGCTGATTCTGAAGGTATCGCTGAGTAGTGCCTTGGACAAATTCGGTACTCCCCTCCGCAACTGCGCCTCTAGCTACGCCCGATAGCACACCTGAAGCCGCCCCTGTCTTAGTCAGCAAAGTCAGTAATGTGTGGTCACCCAATGTGGATGCAGCGATATTTACCGCTAATAATCGAGGGTCGGCGGTCACAGTACTCGCTGCTTGTTCAGCCACATAACTTCGCGCAAGAGTTAACTTTTGCGTATCTGATATATTTGCATTGTTTGGATCACTATCAATAACTGCAAACGCTTTTTGAAAAGTGGGACTTTGCATTAATTGTTCAAAGGGTAATGCATTTATCTCATCACGCATTTCATTGCCGCTAGCGCCTTGAGCGGTCCCCGTCATAATACCAACAAAGCCGGTTTTTTGTGCAATACCTCTGGCCTTCTCCCCCGCCAGTTGCGCAGTCTCTCTTGCAACAGCATCTGGTACTGACTTTTTAAGTCTTTCGTAAGTCGCCCGCTCAACTCCCTCCGCAACTGCTCTGGCACCAAATTTTGCAACCAAACCACTCGTTGCCATTTGTGTTATTGTCGGAATGGCGTTAATCAGCCACGCATCTTTATCGAATAATCCCGCACCAGCCTGAAGGTTACCATCCTTATTCCGTTCAATAAATGGCATAGCAGCGGCCTGCTTTGCCCCATCACTGTAGTTATCCTTAATGCTTTTAGAAGCATTTTCGGCCAAAGTCCCAGCCCCCTGAATCAAGGCATTACCCAAGTTGGATAATGTGTTACCACTATTATTCTGCATCACCTTCAACATTTCAGGGCTAATAGGAATATCAATCAGTGGCTTCTTTTCACCGCGTAGGTACTTTGATGCTCTATCATCAAGAAACTGATTACCTGCCTTAAATAATTGTGCATTACCGCTAATAATATCAGCAGGAGCCGCAGCAATAGAGAGGAGAACATCCTTTATACCCACGCTCGGATCTTGAGATTTCGCAGATCGTCCTGCCGCCTCGCGTGCTGCCCTAACGGCCCCCCAGTCGAAACCAGTATTGGCGCTCTCACCTGGCTGGCGAATATTTAAAGTTTCACGATTGCTATTGCTAACCTGCCCTTCCGGGCGTTGTTGTTGCGGATCGTAAGTCATTTAACAGACTCCAAATTTTAGGCATAAAAAAAGCCCCACTAAAAAGTGAGGCTTGGCATCTTTGGGTAATTTAGCGCGTAATTAGTTTAATGTGAAGTTAAGGGTTATTTGTCTTTTTAGACTTCAGCTCAGAAACTAAAATTAGTCCAAGAAGGGACGCGTTTTTGATTGTTTCAATAGAGGTATTTTCATCACTATGTGTTAATAGATCCAACAAGGCAGTAAGGCACTCTAATGTATCTTCAGTATTCATTTTCATTAATATTATCCTTATAAAATATAATTTTTATTAATGACATAGCCTACTTATTGATTCGTGGGTGCCTGTCAGCGTTATCGTGGTATGGATCCATTAATGCGCTTCAGTCCCCTTAGCTGCTGCGCTGTATTGCTATCAAGAGCTGAATTACTTTGAGTTGTACCAGGTTGTGCACTCGGTGAGTGTTCTTTCATTTGCTGTAGTTGCTTCTGCTTCCACGCTATAAAGAATTGCTGATCTTGTGGACTACTCAGGTCCGGCGCTTCACCAAATTCTTTTTGATATTCACCCACAAATGCTTCCAACTCTGCAGGGTCAATGCCTGGTTGATTTTGTGAACTACGTCCCCCACCAACACCATAGAGTTCCGAGGCTTGCTGACGGCGTTGCTCAGAGTTGTTTTTAATTTCCTGCCTTGCCGAAGATAATTGTTTTTCATCCATCATTGCACCATCTTTATTCAGCGCAGCCAATTGTTTGCCTTCGTCTTTGCCTATATCCAGTAACTCCTTGCGGTAGCCTTCACTCTCCTGACGCATCGCAGCTTTATCCGGCGGGTTAACCATGCTGCCAATAAACTTGGCTCGATCGGGCTGATTGAGTTGCCCAACCATCTGTCCGTAGCCACGTATCTGATTCATAAACTGATCGATAGGGATTTTCGCTACCTGGTTATCACTCACATCAGCAGAACCGAACTGGGTCATAGGTTTATTGGCGGTCGAGCCATCGCTATAAGTGACTTTCAGGCCGGGAATAACAAACTTACCATCTTCACTGATACCAATGTGACCCAATTCCTTACTCTTAATCTTCTTGCCAGACTCCGGATCGACTTCATCAATATTGCGTTGGATGTGAGGGGCCAGTACGGTATTCATCGCCTTCAAAACTTTAGGGTCGTTGTAGCTCACCTCTCCAGAAAGCACTTTCGGCATAATCTGGTTAATTTCCATTACATTGTTGATGGCTTCCTGCCCAAAAAAACGGGATGGGTTAAGTGGATTATCCTTTGAAATTTGCCCGAACAGCTCAGGATCAACCTGCCCCGTCGTTTCAATTTGTTTATACAGCGTCTGAACAACGGGCATTTCTTCTTGCATTCGCTGCTGGCGCTCGGCTTGTGACCGCTGGTAATTAAACTCATTCTTTCGCATATTGATTTCTTCGGCGCGGAGACCAAGGCTCGCATTTGCTGTACGCTGATTTGCCTGCGCCAGACCATAGTTTTTATTCCACTGCTCATCACTTGCGCTATCGCGCTGCGCTTTATACTTGTGATCCCGGTCATCAGTTTCTTTCCGCCAGTCCACCTGATCTTTAGCTAAGCCATAATTACGCTCAGAATCTTTAATCTGCTGCTGCTGCGCTGCATCACGTAAACCCAATTCACGATTGCGACTTACCGCCTGATCCGCAGTATTGAAGCCAGCAAGAAAACCGTCCGCTAAACCTTGTACGCCCATGATAATTCCTTTAGAAAATACTGCCCGCCAGCAAACCTACGGCCGCCCCTATTCCTGCCCCGAGCGGCCCACCCATCGCCATACCCGTACCCGCACCAACCCCAATCATGCTCATTTTACCCTGCTGCTGTTGCATCTTAAGCTGTTGATTTGATGACTCACGTTGAATCTCACGGCTTGATGCGTCTCCTAGCCCCTGTAACGCTTGTTGGCGGGTATCACGTGCGACATCGATCAGTCCGTACCCCATTAGTTGCCTCCTCCGCCAATACTCATTTGCTCACGCAAGCTTGCGCTGCCGCCAGTTAAAATATTCATTTGTCGATCTTGCTCAGCCTCGCGAATACCATTCTTCGCCCCAGCAGTCGCCAGCGCTGAACGCAGACCTAAACTATTATCATCAGGGTTTGCTGTTTGAGTTGTGCCATAACGAGCCAACTGGTTTTGCGTACCCAATTGAGCGGATTGGAGGCTATTCGCCGAACTGTCGCTGACACGGGTTAGTTGTTGGTTCATCAGCTCGCCGCTGGTCGCCAAGCCCATAAGCTCTTTTTGCTTCGGATAAAAACGAGTAAGCCAATCATCATACTGATCACGAATAAGGTTGGCATAAGTATCAGATGCCTGTCCCATAACTACCTCCTGTCATTAGCTGCCACCAAAGATACCTGTGGATTTACTGCTTGCGTCTTTAAGCCCATAACTCCGCGCGGCAACACCGCCAACCGCTCCGACCAACTGCCCCACGGCTTGCCGATCACTGAGAGAGTTTTGAGCGTCACTTGTTGCCTTACTCAAACTTTGATTAGCAATATTGCTGTAACCAGACAGAGCATCAGCTTTTTGTCCGGCCCCCATCGCCACCACATCCTGTAATCCGGCTACATATTTATCTTGCTGCGAGGTTTGCGCCCGATTAGTTGTATCTATTTGTCCGGCAACCTGATCACTCTGAATATCACCAAGTGCACTCTGGAATTTGCCACTTGATGGATCGACGCCCGATGCGGCTAACCCTGTTGCCGTCTGCTGTCTAGCCTTACCAAATTCCTGCTGATAGCCCAAGTTGACGGTACCCGCCGCATCGTCATAATTCGACTCGTTATTCATTGCATCTACTTTGCTGATGAATAGATTCTCCATCGGTTTGAGTTCATTTTGATACAGTTGCCACTGTTTCCCAGCAATCTCCGCCGCAGCTATTTCCTGCGATGTTTCTTTAATCTCGGTGCTACCGCTTCCACCTTTACCCATAATGACCTCATACCGGTATTTTGAATTTCATCAGTCCATCTTTATCCGGCATACGCTCGAAGCCGAGGCGTTTAGCGATTCGGATAAACCCTTTGCGTGCCGTATAAAACTCCGCCCAGCGCCCGCCTATCATGCGAGTCAGTTGCTGAACCTCCGGGGTATATTTAATCAAGCCTTGCTGCCCGGTGCTGACCCCGACCCATACCACCACATAGGGAATGCCTTCCTTCATCCGTGGCCGTAAGACGATCAGTGCATCTTCCGCCGAAAAGCAAAACGCCTGCTTTTTACGGCAGGCGTCTTGGATGTGAATGAGTAGTTTGGGATCCCCAGCATCACCAGCTATTCGTGCCAGTTTAGAAGTGAAAGTAGTCTGTAGCATCCAGCACCATGATCTGAATATCCGCAGTGAAATAAGTATAAGGACCAAACGAAGCTGGCTCATAAATAGCCCGACCCCAAGCCGGGCCTATCTGAGTACCATTGCTGTTTATCCAGACATTCACTTGCCAGTTATTAGTGAACAATCCGCCAATATTACAAATTGCGTACATTGGCCGAGGAATGCCCTCCACACTCTTTTTTTCTCCCAGTGCCATTCCGGCCAGACGAATAAGCTTTGGTCGAGCAAGAATGTCATAGCCTGAGTTGTAGACTAATGATTTATCCACCGCAGAATAGATTTCCAGACCGTAGTTTTCTTTCTGTAATTGCCCGTTACCGAAAATGCACACTTTCGCACGAATGGGTGTTGATGATTCACCACCGCCCACACTGTAAACACTATAATCTCTTACAGCAGACGGACTATTATAGTAACGGGCTGATTTTGCACAAATCGTCTTGCTTTCATCCTCGGTGTAAAAGAAACATATGACCTTGTCTGGGGTGAATTCCGCATTGATATTACTGGGTAACCAGCCATTGTAAATATCCACTTCCCCTTTGAATAACAGGCAAGTGAATTGGCTAGCATCCGTAATACCTGCAATATTATTCGCGCCAAAGAATTGTATGCCATAATTGCCTTGGTCCACACCTGTAGGCCATGTATATACGCCAAAATACGAACCCGGAATAATCGTGTTATAATTTACCGAATTAACTTTTAATACTCTATTTGCATCCAGTGAGGGTTGATTATAAGCATGCCTGGCTGGAGTCCATTGGCTTTTTCCGCCATTGACCGCAACAACATATTCAAGCCACGCATATGACGACATCCATATAAAATAATCAAAACCCTCTGGAATGGTTACACCGGTATTCCACGAACCCACCCCTGACTCTCTGCTCCCCATCGTCAGTATTTTAGTCACAGACGTTTGGTTATCTAAAATGATAGACGTCCCGTCGCGGCGAAATACTTCTAGACCGTAGCTCGACACTGCCAAACTCCGTTGAAATTAAAATCAGGAGGCGGGTTTTTACCAACCGATATACATGCCGTTAAACTAATTAAGCTTACCAAGACGAACCATAAGCGCACCTTTCTCATCATAAACCTCTATTCTCTCGTTAGTGATAACAAGGCCGATGCTGCCAGTACCTTGCTTGATTGTAATTCGTCCGGTATTTGAAACGCTGAACAGTTCGCCAATCTTCAGATTACCGGCGGCATCCACGGTGAATTTACCGTTATTGATCGTGGCGCTATTGAGCGTGGGCGTTGAAATACTAATCCCTGCTTTAACTTCATCAGCGATAATGGTTTGAGCATTCAGAATTTTGATTGTGGCTTCACGGATAGCCGCCTCATCAATGACCACTCGCCCGTCGGAAATAGAAAACGGAATAGCATAAGAACCGGTATCAGTAGGATTGTTCGGGTCAAAGACAAAAAGCTGGCTGGCCGATATGGCGACCTGAGCAATGGGTTTTCCGTTAGCATCGATGCCTGCGACAATCCCGATACCTGCAGTGATCCCGCTGGCATCAACTTTGGTGCTCCACATTTTTTGAAATGCTTGCCCACCGTGTTGGTCAAGATCCTCAATACCGCTCGCCAGTTCACCAATTAACGGCGAGTTATTTATCTCCTTATTAATCAGGTCAATGATTTCATCAATATCTGCAGCCGTTTTTGCCGGAGTGCCTTCACTGGCATTAAATGGCCCAGCCACACCTGCGGAGTTGATAAAACGAATCCAGTAATAACCCTGCCAGCCCGGATCAACCGGGTCGCCATAGACCGCCGCAGCCGAGCTGGCCACCATCACCGCATTCGCCAAATTATCTTCGGTGCTGCGGTAGATTTCGGTCAGTGAATGCCCGCGATAGTTCGGCATAGCCCACTCAAGCAGTACCGCACCAAAACCGCCGTTGGCTTTGAAGTTTTGTGGTTGAGTGGGAAAAGATGGGGCTGGCCCCGTATTATCATTGGAGCTGGGTTTGAGCTGTAATTTACCGCCAGCGCCGGTGCGCAATTTGGCTAAATCCAGATCAGCCAAATCAGCATAAGTCACAGCACGATTGCGACCGTCACCGCGTTGGCCAGTCAATACCTCAATATTTTCAGAGAGTGCGGCTGAATCACGGCCAGCACGAAAGCCGTTTGTCATGCTGGCATCTCCGTCATTGAGGTACTCAGGGTGATGCGATCAACTTGTGCGTAACCCCATACTTCAATAATCCACCGGCGGCCAGTGATTGGCGGCAACTTCAGAAGGCCATCAATTAATGACCCCGGCGGCAACGACAGCACCGGAGAACCATCCACAATAAAATTGACGCCTACACGGCTCACGCTCTCACTCATGATCCGCAGGCAAGAAAATGATGTACCAGGTGGCGCAAGAAATGGTTTGCTGCGCCACGTTATCGGCAAAGGTGTTGCACTGGCTTGGGAGATGGTTAATTTATCGCCTTTAATGGTGTAGAGCGTATCCGACTCCAGATCATTAAATGCAGTATCAAAAACAGTGGTTAGATGGCGAATATCCATCGCTTGCGGATCGAAAATAAATCCGGCATTAGTTCCTTTTGCCGTCTGGTAAATCGCCAGATATTCACCTTCGACCTGCCACGCTTTGATGCTTTCTGGATTGAAGTTTTTACGCCACTGACGCGGCTCGATAATCTGCTCAGTTGCAACTAATGCATTGCCAGCACCATCGACCGAGACCAATCCATTGGGTGACGCGTAGAGTGCGAAACTGTCCAAGCTCACCATGCTGCGGCGGCTGACACAGGCTTGCATCACCGGTAACTTAGCGTTGGTAATATTCGACGGGGTGATGCCACTGAAGAGATAGGGACGCCCTTTAGTACCAACCACCAGCCCGGCACCAATAGGCGCAATAGCGACAATATCGTGTTCGGTACTTTGTTTGTAGCTATCGGGCCATGCATAGGGCAGGAACGCCTCAGAAAACATCACCTCATTACCGGCAAAACCTGCGGCAATGCCATTTGCCATCAGACACAGACCAATCATTTCATCTGGCGGCATCAGGAAGTTTTCAGTTTCCAATACCGGGCCAAGTTCTTTATCAAGCGAAGTGTCCTGATACACAAGCACGCCAATATCCAGCTCCACCAACAGCAGATAATCAGCAACCCCACCGCCAGAGGCAGAGCGATAAATACGGCGGCGGGTGATATTTGAGTTCTGACTGCCCGGTGGCTGTAGAGCAAGATCAACGGTACTGCCGGGATAAACGATTGTGACTTCCTGCGATACTGGCCCCGGTGGCCCTTCCTCCCCATAGCCAGTGACATAAGTTTCAACATAAAAACGGGTATCATCATCGGTTGGATCATCTTCACCATGATCAGCCGGCGGTGTAATCGCAGTAACCTCAATAGGATTACTGGGTGCGGGGATCCCAAGGCGAAAACTGACCGCAGGGAAATTACCGTTCCCTTGTGTAGCGATTTCATTGCTGGTGACCTTGGGATATTTTCCATCAGTGAAATAAACCCGCTCATATTTATCCTGTGCTATTGGGCTGCGTATCGCATCGACAATGTCAGTCCAGGCAAACCAATAATCATCGCGGTAACGGAAAATTGTGGTTGGCGACATAGTGAAAGTTTTCCCGCCGTCTTCATCAGCCATTAGCGGTGTAATAACGCCATGGCGAAAATGGCAGTTTTTAGCAATGGTCGCCGCTTGCTCAGGCAATAGATGTGCAACCGCCCGTGGCATTTCGCCGCGCATTGTTGTGATATCGATAGCAGACATAGTGAGTGATTTCCGGCGGGCATAAAAAAAGCCCCACTAAAAAGTGAGGCTTGGCATCTTTGGGTAATTTAGCGCGTTAATTCTCTGATATCAACGTAATGAGAAATTAAATACATTTGAGGATTGTCTGAATCTCTTGCCACTCTAGTTTAATCATGTGAGGTAACAATATATGCTGATGAAGAGCAAATGGGCTTTAAGCAATAATTAACACGATAACAAGGATGTACTATGGATACAGTTGAAGAGCTGGGCGGGACGTACTTTTATGCAGGTCGTTCAAATTTAACCGCCAGCGGATTGCTATTTATGATTTTTTTTGAAAAAACTGTAGATCAATTTGGTTTAGGCATGGCTGATTTTGGTGCTGCAGCCGCGATCTTGTCAGGTAGAAATAATCTTCCCACTCGACCTAAGCCTATAAGTGCAATGAAGGGCACTTCATATGCCTCCAAAGCAGCAAGAGGCGTATTTAAGAAATCACAATTCCCCTTTGGTATTCAATTACCTACATGGATAGGTGGGTATACACCTTGGACAGCAAAGCGGAGGATGGTCTCTAATATTGGAACATTTGTAGGTCGTTCTATTCCCCTGCTTGGCCTCATCATTATTGCTGCTGACGTATCAGAAATCACTTATAGAGCAATACGTGATTACAACACTATAGCCAGGGGTAACGACAAAATATGGTAAATAGTATTGAACAGTGTATTTATGAACTTGTTAGGCGCCATGATGGCGCTTATCTGTTTAAGAGTAAGCAGCCAGTATTAACGCCAGAAACGGACCTTGATACTGATCTTCGTATGGAGGAAGAAGAAGCTGAGGAACTCATGAATGATTTTTTTTCAACATTCAATATCCCAAAAGATAAGTTTAATATTAAAATCTATTATCCAGATGAACCTTTCTCATGGAATCCATTCAAAAAAACAGCGCCCATACCTGTTCCAGATTTCACTATAGGGATGCTTATTGAGTCCGCCAAGGCTGGTCGCTGGTTGTATGACTGAAATAGGCTGGGCTTAATTGCCCAGTTTTGCTTTGGTTAAAACCACCGGCAATTTTATGTTGTCGGGAGAAACGGGCCACATGATATCCGGCGCTGTACTCACATCAATATCATCAAGCGCTATACGATATGACTTCCATAATTTCAACTCTGCTGCTCTATCTTGCCCCGCCTCAATCCGGTCTTTTAGAATCTCTATTCTATCGCTTGCATCACTTATCAGCTTTGATTTTTTGAGTTTCGCTTGAGCAACAAATTCCGCTTTCTGAGCTGCAATGTCTGTAGCTGAAGGTCCGCTAGTCTCTACCCACTGCCCACATGTCCATTCTCCTGTTTCTGGATTTACAGTCGCATTTTGATACTGAGCTTTGTAGTAACCGTCACCGACTAAATCATCTGTCCAATTCTTGGGTAAATATCCCTCGATATAATCTTCAATATAGAAGCCATCACTATCTAATTTATTTAGTTTTTTCATAATATTCTCGTTAAATCACCCAGTGTGACTTTATTCCAATATCTCCGTTTCCTGTTACTCCATAAATTCTTAACGCCCCATCCGTCCACAACGCAATTCTCGATTGCGCTGTAATGCCACCCTGCGTGCTACCTGAAATTGGCATGACACTCACTTGATCAGCTGATGGCCTATATCCAGCGGGTAGATTTGCAATAACCACGCTTTCTCCCCATGCACCTGCGGTGATAACTCCTTCAACGTATACGACTCCATTTATTTTCCGATAGATTGCATTGTGATAACCCTGAAGGGGTAACCAGCCGTTTTGAAGTGTTAGCGGAATCCATGGCGTATTTGCTATTTTATTAGCAGTAAACGCGTCAGCCTCTAAAGTTGTAGTGCGCGATGCAAGTTGTGTTATCTGCGTTGCTAATTCGAGCGCGTTAATTTGCCCTTCATTGAGAGCCGACCCTGCCAATTTTATTATGTAGCAGCCCGTGGCGTTGATGGGGCGATTTTCGATTGCAGTGGGGTTTACTAATGCAGAGTCAAAACTAACACCAAGCTCACCTAGCGCGGGCTCCCCAATATTTGATGGAACCGGCCTTCCAGTTGCCACGCCAGTTCTTGTAAAAGCTCCGGCAGTCTCACCTATAACCAGACCATACGAAACATTAAGTTGCCCGCCAATTCCACCGAACGTCCCAGTAATTCTTCTACTCGCGTCGCCTTGGATTCTCCCCATTTCTCCGAGGGAGTTCTTACCGTCCCCCCCCAAAAACACTCTTCCCATGCTGTCATGGGACTTGCCGTTCAAATCCGGAATTCTGAATGTTGTACTTCCGTCACCGACCGAAAAACTAGATCGCTGGTCTTTGTAAAATAACCACGAGTCATCCGCAACGATCGGATATTTCGCGCTTAATATTTCAGCTAAAGCGAATGGAAATAGATTGCGTGATAGTAATTGACCGTCCGCTGGGGCCCAGCCCGCAGGAATATAATTTCGGCTCATATGCCACTTCACACTTAATAGAAATTCGCCACCGGTCCTTTCAAACTGTTGAAATGTGACAGGCTCTAATGGCTCTGTGGCATCACCTGCCAACTCTACTGGGCCTGTGAACGCACCACCAGTTTTTGGCATTACATCGCCGACGCTTTCTGCTGAAGCATGCGCCTGCTGAGCAAAACCCTCAGCCTCATCTCTAAAACCTTTTGCTGCATTTTTATCTACTGTAGATATTCCTGCGTTCTGTCGTGCTGTTTCCGCACTGATTGCCGCTAACGCTTCCGATTGAACAGCACTGTTTGCCGCGGTTGTTGCCTTGACTTCACTATCTCGTGCGGCGATAGCTGCTTGTGTTGTTTCGCCATGCTGTTGAGCAACTGTCTGAGCTGTGTCATCTACCGAGGATTTTATCTGTTCACTTGCTATACGTGCCGCTTCGGCACGATCCGCATCAGTTTTAACTTGTAACTTAATTTTTTCTGCTGTCCGCTCGGCTGCAAGTGTTGACGCATCATCGGCTGCTGTGGCCGCTGCTGACTGGGCTGAGTCGCGATATGAAAGCGCATTTTGCTCTGACAGTAATGCTGAATCGGCACTGGCTTTAGCACTCGTTTCACTTATCGCCGCTTCCTGCTGAGAGAGTGCAGATGCATCCGCACTTATGCCCGCTTGGTCGCGATACCCCTTGGCTGTTGCAAGCGCCTCAGACAAATCCTTTGCATACAACATAGCCTCATCGCGTGAATGACCTGCGCTCTCTGCCGCATCTGTAGCACTGATTTCTAAAACTTTTATTGTTGCAAGATCATTTGCGACCTGCTGTTGAATCTGGCGGAAGTACAGGATCACATCAGGTGTGAGTTCCGACTCCATGATCTGCTGCTTCAGCAATTGATTGAGTGTGCTGGGGCCTGTGGTGTTATCCAGCGTGACCGCGCCATAAACAAAACTACGGCCATTCGCAGCCACTGTAATGGAGTAGCTGCCCTCTTCTAACTGGATGCGATATGTACCCACCCCGTCCGTTCTGACTGTGGCCGAAAAGGCATTGAGCACAGTAAGGCTATTGGTAACCGCTGTGAGGGTGATCTGTGCATTGACTACTGGCTCGCCGACCGGGTTAATCATAATGCCGGAAACTGTTACGCTCACTGCCCACCTCCCTGGTACTGCGCTTCTTTCAATTGCTGGGCGAAACTCTCAGAATTTTGCTTAACCCCCAACTGATCGCTAAATGCTTGATAGTGCTGCATGGCTAAATTGAGGTTTGCCCCCGCTTCACCATCTTTACTAAACGAACGAAACAGCATCCAATCCACCAACGGATTCACATAAAGCTCGTCAATCGGTACTGGTGTTTTATCTGCCAGGTCATTGATAGCAACGGCCATCGGAATTCTGGCCACTACAGCATCAATATCGACTGGCTCTGCGGGGCCGGGAAACAGGTAATACACTTTGGGTGTCAATTCGTTATAGGTGTAACGCTCAACAGAACCCGTCATCTGATGCCAATCAGGATATTGGCTATCAAGTACATCACGCGGTACCGGCCTTAATGCCCTGCCGTCTACTAAGCGAATCATCTCAATTAAGCGGATAACGCCATCCGGCAACGTTTGTTTAGTCCCAATCGCAGCGGTAATCACTTCGGTCGTTGCCCCAGCATCTGGCCGTGCAAGAATGACTGCCCGGACGGCATCATTGTAATAATCACATAGCTCCGCCAGCGGCCAGCGCAACCATGCAGTATCTTTGAGCTGGGTGTTAACCCGCCCAATAATCTCGGCAATGGTGATCATTAGAAGAACTCGTGTTGGCGAACAGGGTTATTGAAGGCTGTGATCGGGGAGTTATCTAGCGCTTCACGGAATGCCCGGCGGTAACCATCAATAAAACGCGCCCCGAAGTATTGTGAGCGCTGCGGATCTGTCCACGGCTTGCCCGGCATAATAAATAAATCTTCCAGAGCGCCAATGGCGATTACGTCTGCGTAATCGTCGGCCAGAACGTCAGGCACTTCAGTAACATCACGCTTGGGTTCAATAGCAAAATCTACGGTGACTTTGGTCAGTGGCTGATTGAAGGTGATTTGATTGGCAGACTTTACGGTAAACTCAATGCCCGCCGTCAACATGACACCCGGCGCACTGGCATTACTGACCTGATTAGTGAGATCTAATACCCGTAAACGCTTGACGCATTTCACCAGCTCGCTATCCGTCAGTATATAAGTTATACCCGGAGTAACATCATGAAAAGTAACCGTATCACGACACAGCAACGACTCACGACAAAAGGTGATCGCTGCCTCTAGTGCGGCCTGCTTCATCATAATATCCAGCGGCCCGCTAATATGCTTGCGAATGGTCGGCAGAAATGCGTCAAGTGTTGCCATGGTTATTCTGCTCCGGTACTGGCGGCGTTCTTGGCCTGAATAGCTTCACGAACACGCGCGCGGAATTCATCTACCTTTTCCTGAGCGCCCTGCTTGATATCCAGATCTTCCGATTCGACTAACGTTGCCAGTTGAATAGACGTCAGTTTGGCAATATCGACATCATCACCGCCAATCGTCAGGACAAAACTATTCTTCGCAGCCTCTAGTACGGCCAGCGCTGCGAGGCGTACCGCAAGTTCTGCATTCTCTTGTTCCGATGTTTGTTGCAGATTAAGCGTACTTTCCAACTCATCGTGTCGGATAAATACAGTTGGGAAATCCAACAATTGATGGGCGATAGCACTTTCAACCTCAACCGGTTTGTGGCGCGGGAATACCAGGCGGCTACCGGTAATGGTGTCACGTTTTTTTTCTTTTGGGCCGATATAGACCACGGCGATTTTGTTAGGCATGGAATACTCCAAATAGCAGACAGGAAAAAACCCACCGAGGCGGGTTTCTAGAGGGATTGGTGGGATTAGTAACCTACTGCCACATACAAAATGTTGACGGCAAGATGACCACTGGCAGGGCCACCCGCAATAACCGCAGTCACTTTCTCGCCTGCTGAAATAGTGCTGTAAGGAGTAATGGGCACGTTCTTCGCGACAGTAACAGCATGACTCGCGGCAGACACTAATGAGGTGGTGCCGCTCTTAATCTCTACTGTTACACCCGCACCAAGCGCGTCACTCACAACACTCACACCATAAATACGCATACCGATCGGCAGTTCTAAAAACTCAATCACATCACCGACTGCCGCATCTTTTAAAATAATCTGCCCTTCTGCCAGCGACAGATTGCCTTGCGGACCTTGGTATACCGCGTCGCCAATAGAAGGCGCTTTAATGATTGTCATAATATTTTTCTCCAGACAAAAAGAGAGCAGACCGAAGCCTGCCCTTTGAGGTATTAGCGTATTGAATTACTGAGAGATTACTTGCCCAGAGTGACCGCTGAGTCCACTACCATGACACCGTGGTCATTGACTCGGCCATCTTTCTGTTTGAAGCGGATCTTCTTCAAACCGTTAATCCAGCGGATAGAGACTTCTGTCCCATTACCGTGATCCACTTTCTCTTCGTTATAGCCAAAGAAACCACCGCCATCACCGGTACCGTAAGCGTTAGCCAGTGCCTGACCACCCAGCAGCATAGCGCGGTCAATGGTGGTGCCAGTGGTGATTAGCTTGGTTGAAGCCACCAAGTCATTATTTGATACCAACACTTTAGAGCCAGTATTAAAACGAACTGGCGTACCACCATATTTCCGCACCAGCACGTTACGCCACATCGCACATTCGCCTTTGAACAGCGGATGATCGAAGCCCTTAGAACGTTGCACTGCACGGGTCATCATCGCTTGCCAGTCTTTACCTGAAGTAGATGTGTACCAGTCATTCCACTGCCGCGGCGTCACGTATAGAACAAAATACGGATCCTCATTAGCCAACTCATCTTTAGACATCCGGATCGGCTGTAAAGGATGGGCCATTTCATCAAGGAACAAGGCAATGTTATCGACAGTGGCTAGCGTGAACAGATCCGCTGCATCCAATGTTTCCATAGATGTCGCATCACCAGAATAGAAATGGCGGTCATAGGTGGGTGGCAATACATCATTGATCATGATTTTGCCAAATTCACCGTGTTCAGCCAGTGGCACGATGGTGTCATCGGCCATGTAATCGCCACGCGCCCCCGCCAGATGGAAGGTGGCAGACTGGTCCTGCACATCGTTGAAGTAAGTTCCCAGCAACGTGCGGGCGGTCTTATTCAGGTTGTGCTTGAAACGCTGCTCAGACATCTTGCCGCCCGCATCAACTAAATGGCGGCCTTGGTTAATCTTCAAAGCAAAGTCTGCAAACGCCAGATTTTCACCGCGACCGGCCAACTTCTCATCGCCCATCGTCGGGCGCTTCGACAGTTTGTGAACGATTTGCATATCCACTTCATCGCCTTTCTGCTTTTGCAGATCAGTGATACGCACCACGGGCGCGTTGTGGCTTGTCTGGGTAGTCCCTTTTTTATCAGGATTGACTGACTTCGGCGCTTCCTGTTGTTCGGTTAGTACGTTAACAAATGAGCGGTTACGGTTTGCAGCCGTGAACAGCGCGACCTGCATTAGCTTATTCGCCTGGGCAGAGGTGATAGTCGTCATAGATACTCCATAAATGAAAAACCCGCCGTAGCGGGTTGAGATTTAAATCAGTAGGGTTATTAGATTGCCTGGTCTAACAGCGCCTCAATTTGGGCATCCGTCATACCGGCAAACATGGCCTGTAGCTGATCAGGCGAAGCATTAGCAGCTTGCTCCAAAGGTGAGGCCGTATGAATTGTTGTTACCCCAAGATCTGACGGTGAGCTAGGTACTTGCGTCGCCGCAGTTGCAGCAGCCAATTTCTCAGCGGCAATCCGTTGAACATCTGAGTTGGTCGTCGTGGCGGTGGTTGTCGTAACCTGCTCTTGTTGAGCCGATTCACCGTAGGCGGCCTTGGTGCGTTTCGCGACTTCCACAAAGCGCTCAGTTAAAGACTTATCTTTCCATGCAGGGTCATTTTGCAGATTAGTATCAATGTGTACTGCCAGTGTGAAACGGTCAGGATCTTGGTCCTGCCATGACTTCAGGTCAGGTACAGCATTCATGGCATCCATTACTGGGTTGCCGTTCGTGACCGGTGCTGGCTGACTCTGCTGCAGGTAATCGATTTTCTGCACCATCGTGTCCAGCACTGCCGCCATCTCGGGGAAACTATCGCGTATGGCATCGATTTGTTCAGGTGTAACCTGAGCCTTCTCAGGTAATGGAGCAGGTTGCATACCAGCGAAGTTGATTTGTCGGGTCAACGCCTCAAGCTGGCGCTTTGTATCAGCTAACTCAGTTGCAGCTTGCTGATTGGACCCTGCCAAACGCTGTTTTTCTGCCCGCTCGGCCACCAGCACGTCGTAAGGAATAACGTGCTGACCATCTTTGCTGAGAATGCCTTTCGGTTTCTCAGAACCTTCAGTGGTTGCCGCTTGCGTGGTGGCTGTCGTTTTAGTGATCGGCACTTCAGTGACTTGTGCTGTAGTCGTCGCGCCCGGCGTCAGCTCGTCTTTCTTATCGCCCGTATTTACTACTGCTGCACTTGCATCGTTAGTAACAACAGTAACGGGCGTAGTCGTAACCGCTGCTGTCTGTGTTACATCAGAAATATCCACATCACCAAATCCATCGATTAGCGCTTCCAACTCTTCTGGCGTTTCATTACCTGTTAATTCAATGTCCACGTTATAACTCCTGCATGACTATTTACCGGATAGATCCGAATGAGGAAGGCGTATCGCTGCCCATGCGAATAAACACTCTTGGGTAAGAGCGCTTAGCGGCATAAACCGAATTGGTAGAAAAAGAAAAGCCCACGCGTTGTGGGCAAGTTATTCAGATGAAAATCAGAGACGCCAGAAAGCAAAAAGCCCCGCGTTTAGGCGAGGCTTAATTCGGTGCAATGTAGTGCATCTTTCGGAAATTTAGCGCTTATTCTGCATGCTTGCAATAGCTAGAGTGGCAATTGATTAATTTGTCCCTGAATAGTACTCATCATTTCATCACGTAAAGCGCCTATCTCCTCGGTTACATTCTGCATGTCTTGCAGCACTTGGCCCGTTTTAGCCTGAGTATAAGCATCATTGAAGCGCTGACCATTGGCCAATGTGGCCTCATGTTCCGCTTGGGCATTAATGCGTTGTGCTTCGGCTTCCAATTTTGCAACCTTACCAGCAATTTCGCGCATGGCGAGTTCTTGTTGTTGCTGCTGTAGCTGTTGCTCCTGCTGTGCGGCTTGCTGTTCTTCGGGTGTCATTTCATCCGGAGATTTCGGTGTCCCCAGCGCCCCACGGATCCGCTCAATAAACTGCTGTTTGTTCGGCAGGTCTAGCAGTTCTACCCACATATCAAGCACGCTGACTTGAATCTGCGGCGGTAACCCGACAATAACTTCAGACAATCGTTGCGCCAGTTGTGATTTATAGGCCGGTGTCTGTTGAATCGGTGCCAGTGCGATATGCGCTCGCAGGCGTGATATGTCATTATTCATACCACCCACTTCTTCTTCGGCATTCAACACCACCTCTTTGCGCTTACGAGGGTCATCACGATTGATTACCACTGGATAATTCCTGCGCTTTGTTAATTCCTCCAGCAAATAGCACAGTAATAACTGGCCGACCTGCTGGCAAGCGAACTGATAGTTATCGTTGATCTCCGCCAGAGTGGTCGCCCCCTGCTCGACCAGATTGCTGATGGCTACTCCACTGGCCGCGTTGGAATCTTGCCCGAGGAATGCAGAGTAAACCCCAAGCCCATCTTGGATCAGCTTCATTGACTCCTGCATCACCTGAAACTGCTGCTGGGCGACTTGGAAGTCCTGCTGGATATTTAATGCGTCTGCGGCGGTGGTTTTATTGGCGCGGTTGGGGTTGAGATTAATGACCCCATCTGGGCGTTCGATCTCTTCGGCCAACTGTTTATCGGTCATGTTTGTCGCATCCGCATCCTTAATCACTCGCTTGGCCTGCAATAGCCAAGTCAGTTTGATGCGACGGAAATTGACTTCATCCTGTGCCGGAATAGCACGGCAGGCCAAACCATAGGGCGCTCCGGTCTTATCTTTGCGATAGCCCCAGAATGGGATCAGCGGAAACATGCCTTGCGGCGCGGTACAGGGGCGGTCAATGATAAAGTGAGGGCCAACAAACCACGATTCGCGGATCCGGCTGACTCGCGCCATGGTTATCTGCACCCGACCAGTGGCCACTGCTACTGCATGCATCACGTTATTCTTGTCGTATTCCACCACTCGACCATTACTCAGTTGCAGGATGGGCAGGCGCTGAAATGTTCGATAATAGATAACCTGCAATAATACGCGTTTACGGTTTGATGTGACCCACTCGGTACTCTCACGGCTCCATGATTGATACTCTTCGTACGCACTGATCAAATCAGACTCTTGTCCCTCCGCTAAGCTAGTATCAACAAAGCCCTTCCACTCGTTGAGTGAATAATCGATTATTTGTGCTTTATCCGGGAAAGTCCCTTTAACCTCGTCCACATCCAGCCAGCGCTTACGCATCAGCCAACGGCAATCACTTAGATCCGCCTCGCGGCTGAACCAATCCCAATAAACTTCATTACGATGAACGGTAGAGACTTTGAATTTATTGGCAAACGGATCATCATTACGACGCACCTCCACCCACGATAACCCGGCTTTGATTTGCTCGGCATAAGCATCACTGCGGGCCTTATTCAAGCCACTTAACCGGCAAGCATCAGCAAACTCAGCATTAACGGCCTCGGCCATGACTTCCATTTCTTCATTGGGATCATCAGCAATCACCATTAAATCAGTACGTGTCTTGGCTTCCATGCCCAACACGCCGTCAATCGTTGGTGCGATAAGGTTATGTTGCGTCAAGGGTTGTCCGCGTTCTCGCAGCTTTGCTACCACTTCTGGTGCAAGCTGATCCCCGTCATAATAAGCACAAGCAGTATTAGCACTGGTGCGCCAGTCTGGCTGATGGTCAATATCTGAAGAAATATCCATCAAGCGCTCAAGTGTGAAACGGTCACGGTTTACTGGCTGAGCAGACTCAGTTTGATTAGTAGCGGTATTCATCAGATAGCCATCCAGTGTTTAGGTTTCGAGCGGTCAATAGGTGTGTGTTTTGGACGTGCTGGCATACGTGCTCTCATTTCTTGTGCAATTGCATAGCTCATCACCTGGTCATCGAAGCAACCCGTTTGGGCATTCATACGGCCCCGCGTGTCATAAACGTAGGTGTTCAATTCGTTGATGGTGCCAATCCAGCGAACACCGGAGGCGTTCTCTCGAAGCAATGTTTTAAGCCCCTCAATAATGACCGGCTTGCTTTGTGCGGTAGTTAACCAGCCCAGTTTTGGCGTTTCATCATCGTGGTCACGGTCGAGATATTGCTCTGAATAGATAGATCGGTGTGGGTAAACTTCGCGTAATTTTTGTATGACTGCGTGGCCGTGGTTGTTCCGTTCAGGACCAATGAAGGCCGTGTTGTACCAACGGCCAACATGGGCCATCAGTTGAGCGAATAGCTCAGCATCAAGATAGCCGAACCAGTGAGCGACCTGTTCACCGCTAGACTTTTTCACCACATCAAATGATGATCGGTCACGGTTTTCCAGCCCTTCAGCCACATCACCGCCAATGGCGTAATCTTCATCAGGGTCCGGCAGTTCCCACACTAATAAGTGATTCAGTAAAGTGCGTTGAAGTTCTTCTGCATTGCCAGCACGTAATGCCTGAACTTTGGTTCGTTTACCGGTGACTGGCTCAATGTCATATACCAGCAACGGGGACTTACACTGACCTTCGGCCTTCATAACATTAATGGCGGCGAATACACGGCGGCCAGATGTTAGAAATGCCTCAGACGGCGTGCTGGGGAATTCCTGTTTCATTTCCTCCTGCTGCTCAATTTCTTTGCGGATATACCACTGCTTTTGTTCATCAAGCAAAGTGATACCCATCGCTTGCTCAACAGCAGCAAAATACTCCTGATGGTATTTACTTAAACGCAGGCCGCCAGCGGGTACAGGAGCCTGATACTTAGGATCCTGCCACCAGGCAAAGAAATGGAATTTATAATCTTGTGATGTGAGCGGTAGATTTAATTGGCCTAAATCCATTGCTCGCGTGCTCATGGTATGGAAATCGCCACCAACACCTTCAGCGGTGCTTTCAATAAAAACAATACAGCCGTCTTTAATGGCGTTTAGCGTACCCGTTCTAACCTCTTTCGCTTTAGCTGGATACGTAGCGCAAATCTTTCCATGCTCTGAAATATGTAACCGTTGAACTGTCCCCGAACGAAATGAGGTTGATACACGTATCTTGGAACCGTGGGCAAACTCAATATGCCCACCATTTGCTCCTTCACGTCGAGTGCTCACAGGAAAGGTGGCGCGTAACCAAACAGGCAAGTTATCAAAAGGAATAGATATTTTGGTGCTAAATATTTCCCCTGCCGCTGGTAAGTCCTGGGCGATGATCCCGCAAGAGAGATTGTTGTTAAACAGCGCTTGATCCAGAAGGTAAATATCTATGCCCGTTGAGAAGCCTAATTGACGGGCTTTTAGAATGATATTTCGATAGTGCATATTTTTGAACAATTCCCGCTGCGCGGGACGCATACGGAAGGTTACCAGCTCACCATCTTCATTGACGATCTTGTACAAGTTATTCAACCGCCACCAAACATCAGATAAGTGTGCTTTGATATAGGCGATCTGTTCTGCCTCCCCCATTGCTACAATGTCTGTATCGTTAAGCCTATTATCTTGTGTCACAGCAAACCATCCTGCCCTGAATCTCTAACTTCCTTCACCGCTTCACTGAGTGGTGTTGTGACCCCTTTTCCTTCCGAAGTTAATTTTTGGGTTTCCGCCTTCAGCTTAGAAGTGGCTGCTTTGATACGATACATATCAGCCGTTAAACGAGGCCCATTGATGGCATCCAGCCTTAATTTACTCAAACTATTCTCTATTGATTCAATGCGACCAATATTTCTATCCAGAGCAGATTCCGCCTTTAGCAGCTTGTCATACAGTTCGATACGCGCTTCAACTGATCCCGCCGCCACGAGATCCTCGTGGATTTTCCGCATGGTTTTAGTAACAGACAACGCACGCGCTCGAGTGAATATCAGTTCGTCATGAAGATCGGAATCTGCTGCAGCCTCAAACAAGTCATCTGCATCAAGATATCGAGCATAAGCACCGTGCTTTCTTGCCGTTTGGTTTCCGGGAGTGAAGGCACCAACGGGATTGGGATTACCTGAATTACCTTCTGAATGACGATTACCCTTGCTGAATCGCCCGTCTCCAGACCTTCCGGAGTTCGGTTTCTCGGGGGGCTCAGAGTCCGGATCGCTGTCATCGTCTGCGTCCGATGATAATTCCTGTTCCTCCTCTTCCCCTTCATCACTGTTTGCGCACTGTTGCGCAGTAGTATCTGATTGCGCATTGTGCGCAGTTCTACGGGGTTTCTTTTGCGCAGACTGCGCAGCACGAGGTTTGATATAGCGGCGTGCTGATTGGTAATTAAGCCCATGCTGTTCACACCATTGCTGAGCGGTAATCCCTGTATCCGCGTTGTCCGCCAGAAATGCAGTTTGTAACGCTTCCCAATCATGCTTTGCCATAGTGTTCTATTGGTCTGTTGTGGGCCATTATTGAGCCACCTCTTGGGAAGTGACTCTGTAATGACTTAAACAGCCTGAATCCCTATGTTCTTATCAGCACGGAGAACATCCAGTACATGCTGGCTACTTAGCGCCCTTACCGGTTCCCGTAACTCAAATGGGAAACCATCGACTTTCACGATTTGCCCAATAGGCAATTCATACTCACCAACGGAGTTGACCACTGTCTCATTACCTACGATGGTCCAGTCCTCTGCTAACATATCCGTTTGGGATGCCAGCCAGCCTGGTTGCATTTCACCAGTAGCTGTTTTCATGTCAATGTGGGCGTTGATAGTCACAATACCTTGGGGAGAAACGGCTAAATCTGCGTATGGTGTTCCCTCGCAAGGTTCTACATCTTTAGTGCCTGAGATAAGAATTAGAAACATCCCTTTGCCATTCCACCCAATGCGGGCCACCTTGTATCCAGCTTTCAGTGCTTGAAGTGCTTGTCCGAAATTCATAGTAATTTCCTGTTGAAGTGATTTGTTAACCTAATTTGGCGCGCACAAGACAATCCTTGGCCTCTAATAACTTACGCAGGCCAGCCGCTTTCTCTGCGCTATCGGGCAACTGCTCATCCATTGCAATAGCTAAATCACCAATTGGCTTACTGACTTCCTGAAGCACTGGTGGTAAATGGGTATATGCAAAATATTTGATAATTGGTGAATGCATGACTCACTCCTGTTTGCTTTGTTGTTGTGATGGCAGACTGCGGATCGATTCTCTATCGTTATTAGCTTGGTCTAACAGGGTCAGCAACGGGTCAATCCACAACACGGCTTGGCGGTATGTCATTCTGCGGGGGGAAGTGGTACCAGCAGCGGTTCCGTCAGGCTGGCCGGAATTGCGCATTGCCCTGGCACGTAAACGGTTCGTATAGTCGTACATCCGCTGAGCAGTAGAATCAGGGATGTACTGATTAGCGCATTCCTCAACTTTGAGGTCTTTGCGGTTTTCAATTTGCCTTTCCTCGCTTTTGCCAGAAATGGTGACATTATAACTACCGGCTTGCGCCGCTATCTCATTTGAGCGCTGGAACTGGAAAGCCTGTAATGCCAGAGTGGCTTTCGATTCATCCAGATCAGATTGCAGTTGCAATAATTGCCTGCCTTTCTCCGCAGCAGATTGATGAAAATAGAGTGCGGTACCGCCGAGGCACAGGACCACAATTGCGATAATGAATTTTGTGGACATATCAGGATCCGGGCTTAAAGCCGTTTACTATGAAAAAAGTAGGGGTAATGGCAGACACCAGCAATTCAGATTTCACGTAGCGTTACCAAAGCAGCTTAAAAATGGGTATTACTGGCTAATTTATAAGGGGTTTATGGCATCAGGCATAATTCGCGCTCGACTTCACGGCGATTCACTAACCCCTTCCAGACCTTGCCACCTGCCTTAATCCATCTGCGGAGCTCATCGCACGCGCCAGAAGTGTCGCCACGGTTGAGCTTTTTCACCATGGTTGAATGGGTCATTGCAGTAATACCAACGTTGTAGCCAAATGATGCCAATGCGGCTTTGCGGAAATCAGGCATTGGAACGTTAACGATGCGGTCAATGGTGGCAAATACGGGGATCAGATCTTGGTGTAGCAAAGCATCACATTCAGCATCGCTATAACGTTTGCTGGGAATAATATCTTTGCCGGTATGACCATCGCATACCGTTAGCACGCCAACCACATCACGATAAGGGGTATATTCGCGCCCTTCCAGACCATCGCTGCCGCCCACCATGGCGATTGCTATTGCCATTGCACCGCCGATTGCCGCACCCATGACTTTCTTGCGCAACGCGGGGGACATTGCCATTATTCCCCCTTCGCCGCTTTCCGCTTATCTTCGCGCACCTTGAAATATAGGTTGGTTAGGAATGTTAGGAAAGCAAACATCAAGCTACCCAGCACACCAATAGCCGCCCATTGCTCAGGGGCAAATCCATTCAGTAATTGTTTAAACCAAAACAGTGCGCCGCCACCGCTCGCGGTATAAGAGATACCGGTTGTGAGCCTCTCCATTTTCATGCTCCACCTCCCCGGCTTGGGGAAATAAAAAAGCCTGCTGGGCGAACCATGCAGGCTTTGGGTGTAGTCAGGACTGACCGGAACTGACCAATAAAAAACCGGAGCAGCTTTTAAGCATACTCCGGCATCTTTGTGTAATTTAGCGCGTTAATGATGTAGGGTCAATCATTGGTCAAAAGTCTTTTTCTAGCTGAATTCTTTCAATTAAAACCTCACCAGCACTCGATTCTTCAACATATAGCCAATGCATACATTCTTTAACCAGAGGCACATATTGCGCCGCCCAATCCCCACCGGATATCTCAGCCCCTATGATACCCATAGATTTGCGCAGGTGTTCCATTGTAGGCGGTATACGGCCACTGCCGCCGCACTCGTTGCATATTTCGGGATGAGGCCGCAGGGTTTTACCGGCACCGTGACAACGGGGGCAGACTTGCTTTATCGCCGCCTGATGATTAGCCCACGCCCGCAGTGCACCACGTTCTGTTTTGATTTTAGACTGAAGGGTTTTTATTTCGTCTGCCAGTAATGCGATAGTGCCATCATCAAGTGCCTGCGCTTTATCTCTTTCCAGTAATTTGATTTGCTGCTGGAGTCCATCAACGACTTTTCTGGTGATACCTGTACGGGAGCCGTAACGACGCAGTAAAGTGGCAATTTGCTCTACCTGCGCCGGAAGGTTTCTATCCAATACCATATTAAGTGCCAACTGGCAGGCAGCAATAGCTCGCGCTGGATGTGGTCGCTTATGCAACCACCCACCTATAACCGCCCGTAAGCGCTGCTCGGCTTGGCAGTCATTACGGTATTTGGTCATCAAGATATCGAAGCCAATGGGATGTTGGTGCTGGCAGGTGGCGAAAGTCCCTAATATCTGGTCTTTGGTCAGAACGGCACGACCCCGGCCAATATTCAGCGATTCAATGCTGACGCAGCGCGGATCGTGCATTTTAATAAGTTGTTCAATTGCAGTGGTCATATTGGTCAGTCCTGTGTTTTAAATTCACAGGACTGATTTTATAGTTCATTTCACAAATCGCAATAATAATTAAATTATTGCAAAAAATGAAATCACTTTGTATTCCCATCATGTACGAAATCATCACTACCAACACGATGAGAACCATAAGCAACTTTATAATCAGAGTCATACTCGGCTCTTTTTTCTAAAGCTTCTTGCTCAGTATTAAATGTTTCAACAAAGTGCCACGGTGAATTGCGGAAAACTCCGTATCCGAGCACCCATCCTTTGTTATCTGGATCTATTAAGAAACTACTATAGTTTTTCATTTAACCCCCAAGGTATTTGCCATTTACTAAGTAAGAAATAATAGCACCTTTAGCACTTAAGAAACTGTAGGAGACATCTACTTTGTAACCTATGTCGCCAAGTTTCGATAACCAACAATTCTGATTATTATTTACATGTCCCTTGCTACTCTTCATCTCTATCCACAACCCCGCATACCCACCGCGCGGCAGCGCCAGAAACAAATCTGGTACGCCTTTCCTCAAACCTAGCCGCTTGGCATCCCTCGCCGCCTTTGGTCCACGTTTCCCTTCATTGGGTATATGGATCAGATAATCCCCGATACAAATACCATCGATAACGGTTTTATCTGCCCACTCAATCAGCGCTGCCTGTTCTTCGGTTTCTGCCTGGTGGTTAACCTTGTGAACCGTTCCATTTCGTACTTCCAGCTTGGCTTTTGTTCGAACAAGGTCAATGGCATCAATTTTATTTATCAAATTTTCGTCAGTTTATCGTCTAATAGATAGTTATATTTTTCTGGAAGGAGAGCAAATTCGCCCCAACCCAAACCTGCCAAACACAAACCAGTCCCACTCTTTTCAACTATCCCATACATAATAATGTAGCGTCCCTGGCTATCAGTTCGGATCCCTTTATCTTGAGCATCTTTATTTTCTTGCTTAAAATAAAAATCAGAGTAATTGTCATTTCTTGGCCAATTCAATCGAGTCATCCGTATTGAGTGATCCAAAGGTTTTTTACTCCAACTACTTAATATTTTTCCAAAATATAGCCTTGGTGAATCAGTAATATCTTTAATCACTTTTATATCAACCAACAATCTGTCAAGACGTTCCGCATTTTTTTCACCAGGTAAAACAAAGAACTTATAGTAATTATTGTCAAAATTCCGACAAAAACCTGCGACTGTAGTTATTACATTTGGCAAAGAAAAAGACTCACCTGTATGCCTGCCAATAGCAACTTCCGACAAACCACCATCGATATCTTCTAAATAGTTTTGATCGTAAATTCCGATTTCAGACTTTTTTATTTCAGGGCGATCTGTCATAAATGCTTTCACAATTGTCAATTGATCATCTGAAATCGCTTTTTTAGCTTCTTCTTCGTTTAAATATCTTTTCCCTTCAGCTGGTTTAGAACGCAAAAAACAAGGTACATCACGAAAAGAACGTAGATGAGCAAAACTGGCGTTTCGACCATTTGTTGTCGTATCCTTATGTTTCGGCCTTCTAGTCAGTGGTGTAAAGCATTCTGGGCAGAAAATAGCTTGATCCATCTCTAGGGTAAATTCACTAGGTAGAACTCTTCGCCCCTGAGACTTTAAAACTGGAATTGAGTGTATCGTCCTTTTCCATGTTGAATGAAAATAGGCAAACTTGATTCTAAAGGTGCTTTGATCTTCCATGCATTCCACCAAATTGGTTTAAATATAAAGTAACTCTTATCAATTATTTTAAGTTCGTTCAATGACACACATCATTTTTCAATCAGTTGGATGAGGCCACAACAGAAAAAATATTTAAAAGTTAAATGTAATGCCAATAATATCGTTTCCTCAAGCTCTCCGGGCTGCCAGTTATAAGGCACCCGGCCATCAATAACATCATGGCAGCAGTTACACCCAAATACGGCCCAGTAGTCATCTGACTTATACCCCATGCCGTGGGTTGAACTGGGTAAATGGCACAATACCGTTGTTTCTGGATTGCTGTTACAGATGCCGGGTATCTGGAGCGTGCAGCATTGGCCCCGCGCAGAATCGCGCAGGGCTTTGCTTCTAAATGCCGAAGATTTCATATCAATACTCCAGCAACCGGTTAACTGCCTGTTCCATCTCATACTCGTCATCAAAGTGCTGGCCTAATGTCTCATTCCAGATAACACCGGCCACCCCTTTATAAATTCGGTCAAAAACGCCCTGATCCATATTCACGAACGCAATACTCCAGCGCTGCTTCAATGTGCCGCCCTCTGGGTTGGGCATCAGGTCATAGAATCCGGCTTTGATCATGACGTGGTTGAAATAAGCGGAGTCCGTCTTTACCGCCTCTCCATCAAACCTTTTCTGGCGCTGCCTGATTACTCTGTCTAGCACCGCCTGAGCGATAGACTTTGTCACCTTCTCATAGAGTTCCGGATCTCCTGCAGCGCTGCCCACAGCTTTAGCTACCTCGTGAGCTATCCACTCTTCAGGTGCGCTAACAAAGGTCCAATCCGGTACCCAATAAGAGAACCCCAGCTCGAGCAGTTTCCAGAACTTACGGTGATGCTTCAGGTTGCGCCGGTCACCAATTGGGCTCATTGAAATTGGAGTGCCCGCAGGCACCCCCTTCATAGTTTCCCGATCATGGTCAGTGGCGTACTTGATTCCACCCCCAGGTAACAGCACGCCCAATACTTCAGTCTTTTTCTTTCTCGGGGACTTAGTTCGCGGTGCTGTTGTCATGCCGCCACCTCATCGCGATCTACACACATTTCTGGCAGATTGGCCCGAACCAGCGCTTCCGCAAATGGCGGTGGCACCGCATTACCACAGCGGGCTACCTGCTTATCTTTGGCGTATTTAGTACCGGTGTAATCGCGGTCGATGATGTACCAGTTCGGGAAACCCTGCGCGGCGTAAAGCTCATGCGGCTGCAACATACGCATACCGATATCCACAATCTGATAATCAATGCCCTCGACCGTCACCAGACCGAACCGGTCATTGGTGGTCACTGTGTGCAGGGGGCCATTCAGGCTAACACCCTCTTTCTCATTGCCGTAATACTTGAGTAAGAAAGCACGAACCTCACCGATATGCAGACCACCGGCAGTGATTGTTGGCATTGGCTGGGTAACCTGCTGACCGTCTTTGCAAGTGCCGCGCAGCTTTATCAGGTTAGAAGTCACCAACGCATGATGATCAACCGTTGTCACTGTGTGGGCTGGCTGATTCAGATCAGCGCCTGAGCCGGTATAGTTGCCGCCGAAGTGTTTAGCCAGGAATGCAGAAACAAGCCGAGACTTGCCACCTCCACCCGCTGTAATAGTACCGCTTGGATCATCAACCACATGCCCCACACTATTACCAAACTCACGAGCAATGATCGGGGCGACAAGAAGGTGTTCAGCCTTACTAGTGATTGTCGTTAGTGGTTTACCCACTTCATACGCCATACGATCGCCACCAAAACCGGTTTGACCGATACGGGCTATGATTGGAGTGACCAATGAGAAGCCAGGCGTTTTGGTAATGGCCTGCAACGGATCAATTAATGGCTGCCCCCGGAAACAGTCATATGTAGTTTTACTGCTGGTGTGGTTACACTTCACGATAAACGGCGTGGGGTTATCCATAACGAAACGTTGAATGCCCCGCGCAATGCGTTTGAGGGTGTTCTCCGCTAGCGGTTTCTTGCGATCGAAAATACTCGGGCAAGGAATTGACCAATCAATACACTCGGCGGCGGTGCGCCACGGTTTACGGTGTCCGCTCTGAACTTCCAATAATTTTGGATCGCCGTGAGTCGGCTCCGGCCACACTACTGGCAAACCATCACAACGCATTACCATAAAGAAGCGCTTTCTGATGGTTGGCGCACCATAATCACTGGCCCGAAGTTCTTTGTGATCAACGACGTATCCCAAACCAGCCTGCAGTCGTTTAGCATCTATACTATTGATATCAATCCCTAAAACCTCGCAGCACTCCTGTAACGCTGGATGTTCGGCATCAATACCCGTAGTCAGCATCGCTACAAATGCGGCGAATGTCTCACCCGCGCGGGCGGGATCGGGGTGTTCTGTGCCATCTTCGGCAGTCAGTAGCGGTCCCCACGTTTTAAACTCTTCCACATTTTCCAGCATCACTACTCGAGGCTTTTTCGCTAACCCCCAACGAATCAGTATCCACGCTAAACCACGGATCTCTTTTTTAACTGGCTTACTGCCCTTCGCCTTACTGAAATGGCGGCAATCAGGGCTGAACCATGCAAGTCCGACAGGTCTGCCGGCGGTCGCGGCCACGGGGTCAATATCGAATACTGACTCACAATAATGCAGGGTGTCGGGGTGATTGGTGGTGTGCATGGCGATAGCATTCGGATCATGATTGATGGCGATATCAACACTGCGCCCGGTTGCCATTTCGATCCCGGTAGAAGCCCCACCGCCACCAGCAAAATTATCTACGATGATCTCTTTCATGATGTTGCTCCCATAGCGGCGGTGAGTGTTGTGGCGGCGGCAATGATGGCATCAGACGGAATACCGTCTAATTTCATACGGTTGATATTGCCTAAGATTTTATGTTGCAGGTCGGCGGGTAATTCAGCGGCACCCGATATTTTGCTGAAATACAGATTTACTTCGACCGGCCAGACGGTGTTGCCAGTTTCCGGTACTGGAATATTTTTCGGCTGGTTTTGTGGTATCAGGCGCTCAGCCTCTCTGCGGATCTGCGCTAAAAATGCCTCACCAGTGGCAAGTAATTGCTCACGGGTGATATAGCTAATCGCAGGGCCACGCCATTCCTTATCGAAAATGGCAATAGCCGCACCAAAACCCGCATTGCAGGCAACTTGAGTGTTATCTTCGGGACGGAACCAAGCCGGTACTTCAAAGCCAATTCTGCCGCGAATGAATGCAATATGGTCTGCTTCTTCAGGCCACCACACCTCTGACGTTGCCGCTTTGGTCAAATAGACATAGCGACCGCCGCGCTGCCGCATTTCGGAGGTATAAGCCATGATGTGCCGCATGCCAGTGATATATTGCCCTTCATGCTTTTTCGCCGTGCTGTAGGGAGGGTTAGCAAATGCAGCGCCATTCAACTCGGTCAGTTTCGTAGCCCAGTCTTGAGTGAGCGAGTTATCTTCCGCAGTGTAATAAGCGGGTGTTTTCGCATTCTCGCAATCACTGAACAGATCCAGAACTAACGGGCCAAACATCGCATTGATACCCCAAAACAAAGCATCTGGCGTGCGCCACTGGTCGCCAATTAATTTCAACTTATGTGTTGGGGCGGACTTGAGAGCGGCCAGATCATGAACATATTGGGTATTGGAGAAATCAATCATGCTGCACACCCCTTATTAATTGGATACGCAGATAAAATACTTTCGATACGAGCTGGAACCAGTTCAGCGTATGCTGGGTTCAATTCGCAAAGAATAGCTTTACGACCACTGCCGATAGCGACGCCAGCAGTCGTGCCACTACCACCGAATGGGTCCAAAATCACGCCACCAGTCGGACAACCAGCCAAAACACAAGGTTCAATTAGTGCTGGCGGGAAAGTAGCGAAATGAGCTTCTTTGTAACCACGAGTGGCCACAGTCCAAACGTTGCGCTTTGCCCGCATACCATCAGAGACAGTATCTTTACGATCAGCACGATGGGTACCCACATTTTGCCCAGGTATAACTACCGCTCGCTTACTGTCTTCCCGCTTGAAGTTATCGCGGGCAGATATCCTGCCGCGATTTCTGTCACTCTTATCCATGCCATGCCCAAAGCCGACGCCGGTATTTTTACCGCTGTAGACAGATGGTTCTCTAATTGCCTCATGATCGAAGTAATAGCTTTTCGACTTACTCAGCAAAAATATATATTCGTGGGCTTTGGTACAGCGGTCACGCACGCTTTCTGGCATAGGATTGGATTTGTGCCAGATAATGTCTTGGCGAAGGATCCAACCGTCATTTTGTAACGCAAAGGCAAAACGCCATGGCATACCATTCAATTGCTTCCCTTTGTCCCAACTATCCCCCATGTTTACCCATAAAGTGCCATCATCACGAAGAACGCGGCGAACCTCACGAAACACCGCGACAAGCCGTTGAATAAACGCCGCAGGGCTTTCCTCTAAACCAATCTGCCCTTCAACACCATAATCACGTAGCCCATAATATGGCGGGCTGGTAATGCAGCTATGAACGGACTGATCTGGCATTTTGCGCATTGAGTCTATGCAATCACCGATAAAAATCTGGTAACTCATTGCATGCCTCCTTGCGTGGTAGGAACCAGACGATAAAACCAAACCCGCTTGCCGCTATCATCGTTACGGACAATTTTGACCTGTTTAACCAACCCATGGCGGACAGGATTAATTTCACGCAGACGAGCACTTATAGCGGCCTGGGTATCACCTTCACCGGGGAACATCTGAGACATCAACTTTTCGAGTTCGCGCAGTGTCCGCCAATCAGCACCACTTGCGGCGGTGATCACGCGGTTTAACTGGCTGTTTGCATCACTTATACGGCCAGCTAATTGCATGGATCTTACTGCGTTATTGATACCAACCCTTTCGGCATTGGGTACGTGTGGTTTGATCACCATTACGCGCCCTCCCCAGCAAGCACTTCGCGGGTCCCGTCTGGTGCGGGTTGGGACACAATGCCTTCAGCCTGCATTCTTTCAATCAGCCATGCGGCACGGTTATAGCCAATACGGAGTTCACGCTGTAGCCCCGAAATTGAGGCTTTTCCTTTCGCCTTGGTGAAGTTCACTGCTTCTGGATAGCGATCATCATCGTCCCGTTCTACTCCATCCAAATCTACCCATGAACTGCTGGTTGCCTCGCCGCCCAGCGCATCCACTAGATGGGCAATCAGTGCGGCCAGTTCACCCGCCATCAAAATAAAATCGGCATCAAAACGCTGCGCGTAATCCTCGCGGTCGATATCGTCGTTCCGCTCCAGCAGCGTGGTGCTGTATTTCACTCTCTTCAGGCTGCCATCGTCGGACAGCATAAAGCTAATGCGCCCCTGCCACTCCAATGCCAACTTGGTCACCAGCTTACCGGCGGCGATATGCCCACGGATCTCGTCACTGACTAAATCCTGATGTTTACTGCGCAGAATGCCGCCCTGCTCCAAAACGGCTTTAAGCTCGGCTTCTTCCTGTAAGATGAATCCCGCAGGCGCAGCGCCAGAGCGCAACCACTCGGTTAACGTCAGTTCAATCGGGGTCTCCAGTGTCAAAGGGACCACAGGCAGAGAACCCATGGTTTTGCGCAGCAATGCCAACGCATTTTCAGCTTTCCGCGCGCTGGCAGCATCAATGATAATTAACCCGGCCCCTGCGTTAATCCAGATGGATGTTGTAGAGTATTTGCTAAAGGCCCGAGGCAATAGAGTCTGGATAACTTCATCTTTCAGCGAGTCTTTTTCTGTTTTTTTCAGTTTACGATGTTGCTCTTGCTCCAAACGCTCAACTTTACTCGCCAACTCACGAGCGATAACCGGGGCGGGTAAATCCTTTTTTTCACACTGCAATGTGATAAGGATTTGCTTGTTAGCCACATGCGCAAGCGTTGCGCTTTCGTTACCCATTGGCGATATCCAACCGGTTTTCGCCATATCCTGACTGCCGCACGGTGTGAATGCGAACTGCGCCATTTGCTCTTCCAAATCAGCGAAAGAAACATCGCGAGATAATTTGTAAATCAATACATTCTTGAAATTAATGCTCATTGGTCAGTCCTCGGTAATTTTATTATTTTGCAAACCGTGGTCGGCGGTCTGCTGCAATGACTCTTGGTATTTGTGTTCCAGAGACGCTTGTAGCCTAATACTTTCATCACGCCATGTGCTTTCTCGCGCCTCCTGATCCTGCTTAATTCTCCCCTTCAGTTCGTCTAAAAATTGTCGTATTTTTGTGGGTACTTCATTCCCAGCCTTCCCCTTTTCTGGCAACAACAACTGATACTTTTCGGCTTTAGGTCTGGGAAGCAATCCTGTTGTTACGGCCTGCTCAACGGTACGTTTTACTGTCTCTTTGTCCCATCCTTCAGACACTGACCATGACGGTGATCGGCCTGTCCCTTGCGCTGCCTTAGCCAATCGTTCATAAGCAGCGATAAAAGCCATACGTGCGCCAATTTTGTCGCCCTCCTGCATGATTGGCTGGGCAATACTCCATGCCTGGGCAATTTCATTCGTCCAAACCACGGTGTTAGCTTCATCTTGCGCGGGTAATGCCAATGCCCACGCCTCATTCGCTGAGAGCCAATCTGGTTTACCGTCAATATTTTGGATATTGCGGATAATATCGGCGGGCTTAGGTGAAAACCGGCCTTGTTCTGGATCTATCACCCAGTTGCTGAACGCTTGACGCACAGTTTCAATGTCGTATGGCAGTAAAGCATTCCAATAAATTTTTAGTACAGCCTTGGATCCGTCTTTGCCGTAGATCGCCAAAATAGCTTTCATGATCTCAGCAAATTCTCGTTTTTCAGTCTCTGCTTCCCGCATGGATCACCCCCCACACCTGACAAAATCGTCAGCAACCTGTGCATTGCGGGCCTCCAGTGCTTCCTGACGACTCAGGCCGGTGTTACCCGCGTACTGACTCTGTGGCCGACTCCGATTTTGTAACCATTCAAATTTGAACCCCTGCCAACCGGCAGCCATAGCTTCCGCTAACGAATCATCCACCGACCACCCAGCCCCAGCCGCTTTGTTCAACTCCTTACCCAGCATGTTCACCACGGTCTGCGTCATCGGCGCTCGTTTTGCTTTTCGGTGTATTAGGTAGTCATCCCAAATCTCAGGACTCACCGCCATTGGGAAAGACGAAAAATCAAATAACGAACTTTTAACCGCCTTACGCTTGCGCTTCTCTGAAGTAGTCTCTGTTGTACTCTCTGTAATCTCTGTATGAACATCAGGGCAATTTGCCCCCTTCTGATGGGGGCAATCTGCACTAATGGATGGGGGCAAGTTGCTATCTCCATCAGGGCAATCTGCCCCCTTGGACTGTGGCAATTTGCTGTCACTGTTTAGTGCGTCACACTCATAGTGAATCGTGTAATAATTCGTCATGTCACGTTGCGCTTTTGCTAACTGCTCAACACGGACGCATCCCGATTTTTCCAATGACAAAAGTGTGCGTTTTACTGTATCAATGGACCAAAACGGGAACTGCTTTACCCACTCTTTATGTGTGTTGTAAACCCACTGAAGGCCTTCCTGTTCAATGCCTGAGTTAGTTTCTGTTAGCCAATAATTGATCTGCTGCAAAATAATGGCTTCATTCAGACCGATACGGGCCGCTAACTCTGGATTGATCACCAGTGGCCGATATTTAAATAACAAGCTCATAGATCCCCCTACGGCTGCTTAGTATCAGAGGGACTATGTTGACGGGAATAAAACGCCTGAGTCACCCCAGACAAAGCCCCTGTGATAGCCATACGGCGGGCCTCCTGCCCGTCAATAGCCAGTTTTTTACCCACAATATTGGCAATGAGTTCTACCGATTGTGTGGTTGTAGGCGTGATGTTAGTCATTGGGATTTCTCCTGTCTGATGGGAAGCTCAGGCAGCCACTCAGGTACCGGCAGTCCGGCGAGTTTTAATTCGGCATGAACATGAACCAGCATGTCGGGAGCTTCGGCAAACATCGCCAAAAATCCACGAATGGCGGCTACATTGGTTTCTACTGCGGGGTTGGATTCCAGCGCGTTGGCGGTACTTTTTATGGCCACTGCCTCGCTTTCTGTCCATCGGGTCTTAATCTGATCTTCACGCACGGTATGGAACGGTAAACCGTTCTTTCCCACCTTTTTGCGGGATAGCAACTCCCGCCGAACGTCAGATGCTATCGCAGCCCCTGCCGTTATAGCGGCAGGTTGATAAATTGTGGTCATTGGTCAGTCCTCTATCTTTACTGATGAGCTGGTTTGGTCAGAACCAGGCTAAGATTTTCCGGGTTGCGGCCATAGTCGGCCGGGTTGTAGATGTATGGGATGTTAGAAGATAAATGACACAACAGAGCAATATCTTCGGGCACTCCTTGAGATCGCCACTTACCCACTGCCTGCCCGGTTCGTGACTTACCTTTTGCAGGAAATCGGCGGCCAATTTCCGCATTGCTTCCAATTTCAGTTTTCAAAATATCATACAATTTCATGGATACCTCCTCACTAATCGTAACCAAAGTATCAGATTCAGGCAAGAGCATAACGAAAACAAAGTTTCCAAAGATAGTGTTACTTTGGTGTCAATTTTTAGCTGGATATAATTCAGAGGAATCAATGGCAAGTACTTTAGCTGAAAGGGTCAGCGAAAGAAGGTCAGCGTTGAATCTTAGTCAGGAAGAATTGGCAAGGAAATCAGGCGTGTCTAGAGTAGCTATAAGTAAAGCTGAGTTAGGGCTGACAAAAAACTTTAATGGCAATACGCTCTTTAATATTGCCCGTGCTCTTTTATGCAATCCAGAATGGCTTCAGACGGGAAAGGGAAATCCTGAATTACAATCCACATCCAGCGCTAATTGGGATGCGAATGTAAAAGAAAATAAAGACTCGCACCCATTACAATCCTATGAGTATCCCAAAATCAGTTGGGTTAGCGCGGGAAATTGGTCAGAAGCCATTGAGCCTTATAGTCTTGATGAAATAGACGAGTGGGTAACCACCACTAAGTATGCTGGACATAATGCCTTTTGGCTTGATGTTAAAGGGGATTCAATGACCTCTCCTGTGGGCTTAACCATTCCTGAAGGTATGTCTATATTAGTCAACCCAGATGTTGAACCCACCTCAGGTAAATTAGTTATCGCCAAACTAACCGATGGTAATGAGGCGACATTCAAACGCTACATTGAAGATGCTGGCAATAAATATCTCAAGCCTCTGAACCCCCAGTACCCAATGATAGAAATCAATGGTAACTGCCGAATTATCGGTGTTGTTGTTGAGGCTAAATGGGAAAATTTATAAGGAAAAAACAATGTATTGTATGAAATGCAGCGCATCAATTGAGCCACATAGCAAATTTTGTTCATCTTGTGGAACTCAAGTAAATCAGTTAAATCAGGCAAAGCCATCAGACCCTTGGGTCAGTGATTCACCTAAAAGACAACAAACCATTATTGATGCAAAACCTATCGCGACAACAGAAAATGGCGTTATGGCTTTTATCAAAAAATGGGGCACGAGAGCTATTATTCTCATTGTTGCCACTATTTTTGCTGTTCTTGGCAAAGATCTAGGTCGCGCGCTAACAGATAAATCAGATAATGCCTCAATCTGGGAAAAAGCCGTACCCGCATTTGCTGAAGAAAAAATTAAACTTGGCATCCCTAGACGTTTGGATGACAACACCCTTTTAACTGATATGTTTGTCAAAGACAAAAGCATTAATTACATATATAAAATCAATGATATGAGTCCTGATTACGAAACAATTGTACATGTTAAAGCCATTGCTAAAGAAAGTTTTACCCATGCACTATGCGACAATATTCTTATCGATAAATATCAAGGCGCTGCTAACTATATTTACCAATTCCCATCAAAAACATTAACCGCCACCTTTAACAAATCAGACTGCCCAGCCGTCCGCTAATATCCCCTCACTCCTCCAGAAAAACCACATGTAATGGTTTTTCACAACCATATCCGAAACTAAAGTATCAGATCCTGCTTGACGCAATCCGAAACTATAGTTACATTTAAATCCAAGAACAGGACTATCACCCGAAACAATGGGTACGCTCTTTAACAAACAGGTTAAGTGACACAAAACGGTCCGCGTGTACCGGTCACGGCTCAGCTAAACCACGAATTACCAGTGTGCCTTCCATGAGGGTATAGCGGTGATAGACACAACTGAGGACTGACCAATGGCCACCACATCTCGTCAAAAACGTATGGCAAAAAAACGTAATGCCCATATCCAGGCACTGGCAAATCGGGGAACTAACCGTGTTGAAAGAGCAGTATTAGTGATGGTGCGGAGTAAACTGATACCGGATATGCCAGCCATCACCAACAAGTCCCGCACTTCAGCAGATCCAGAGAAACGCATTGCAGCAGTTGCCCGCCAGAAGATGCGTGGTTGCAGTCAGTTACCTCGCGGCGTGCGTTAGGCGTTAACTATCAAGAAAGCAAAGTCAAACCATCGGAGCTACAGCTTAGGCTGTGGCTCTTTTTTTTACCTTTAAGGAACCAAAATGAGCAAATTATCAGCAATTAACATGCAGCAGATTGAATCTTCCCAGATCCATAGCATCGGCCATGACTCGGTAAGTAACACTCTGGCGATTCGCTTTAAGTCGAAAGGTGAACCTGCTGCGCTCTATCACTACAAAAATGTATCCGCTGATGAATACGCAGCGTTCTCTGGTGCCGAATCAATTGGCTCCCACTTCTACCGCAATATTAAAGCGGATACCGATCGTTATCCGTTCCAACGCATTAACGAAAAGAAAGACGACGAATAAGTGGTTTTACCGCTGCCCCTGTACGCGGGGGCTTCGGCAAAACCACTCACTGAGAACTACTATGAAAACTTTAATCTCAATCAACGCCGCAGACCGCCACGAAGCTCAGATGAAAGCAGAGCAAGCCGCCGAAGCACTCGACAAAGCGCACGCACTGGCTAACCTGATGAACGCGCATACCGGCCAGATGCCGATTGCCCAAATCACCGCTATCTTTGCGTGCAACCCACCACTAGCGGCACATATCCTCTGCAAAAAGGTTAGCTCTCATAATTGAATGAGAACACGTTCCGTCATCTGACCTTAAAAACTAACCGCGCCACGGATGACGACCTTCTGGGACTACCGATATGAAAAAGATTTATTTAGGAAAAGTGTTTGTTCCCGGCGCTTCTACAGTTGGTTACGGTCGTGTTCGCATTCTTTCTCGCAAGGAAGTTGGGCATTTATCGTTTCGCCCTATCGCTGTTGCGGTTCACTGGTGTTTGAGCGGTTACATTACTAACGAATGCGTAACTGAATCCTTCAGTAAGTGATTTTACTGCTGCCCTTGCGCGCGAGGGCTTCGGCAAGTTCACTACCGATAAGGAATAAGACTATGAGCACCAGTAAGTATCGATGCGAAAAGTGCAATAAATTTAAGCAATTTGATCGGTCGATGCTGAAAGTTGGCGACAAGGTTGAATTCACCAAAATATCAAGTAATGGTCGGTCAGTTCGCATGTCGTCCGTAACCGGTAAGATTATCTTTATTGATGGTGACAAAGTGTCAATTAACTATAGAGGCACTTTATGCCGGAAAAGCCTAAATGAAGTAAATCCGCTAGATGCTCCATCTGGATTGTCGTACGCAATGATAGGGATTTGTATCTGTTAATAGAGATATTCCCCGTAACGGAAAAGATGAAGACCATTGAGGAAAGTATATTGGACACATTAAAAGTTAAGACTCCAACCAACCCAAGTAGAACCGCAACTGCCCGAGTGAAAAACCCCCTTCCTGCTCCTACTAATTGCCTTTTTTGTTCAGGTAACGTTCACGTCGCCACGCACCAGCAAGTCTATGGCCGCGACTACAGCGACTGGCCTTACGTCTATTTATGCCAAGGCTGTGGTGCGTATGTGGGCCTACATCCATTCACTGCTATTCCTTTAGGGACTCTGGCAGATAAGGCAACCCGACAAGCCAGAAAATCATGTAAAACCCCGTTTGAAAATATCTGGCGCTCAGGGCATATGTCCCGCTCTCAAGCATACGGTTGGTTAGCGGCGAAAATGGAGATCCCCACAGAGCAGTGTCACTTTGGTTGGTTTGATATTAAGCAGTGCCAGCAAGCGAAGCAGATATGTGAAGGCCACTCCCCAACCTGATCTATGAGGTGCATCGTGAATGAATACAACTATCAGCGAATGGCTGAGCAATCGCTGGAACAGTATGACCGCATATTACTGTCGGATCCCAACGAGCAAGAGGAATTAGACAAGCGGATTGAGTTTCTACGCCGCAATTCAAAAATGCTCAACGCCTTTAAATCCGCTGTCCAAAATAGCTGTTTTGTTGCTGGAGCGAGTACCGGCCACCTTGAGTTACTTACCGAAACTGCCGCTATGGAACTTTATCTGGATGAGGTACAGGAGGAAATATTTCTCCGGGTTGCCAAGGCCGAGCGAGCAATGGAATTAGACGCTGAGAAAGACCACCTACTCCAATAAAGAGAAAAGCCCCAGCGATTAAGCCGGGGCTATCCCAGGAGTGCGGGACCAACCGCAAACCTACTGAGGACTGAACAATAACCACGAGGATTATTATCAGCGTGGTTGAGTGACCAAACCCAACCATGGGAAAGCATACCATGACTATTGAATTCATCAAGACACTCCAGTATCGCCATCGTGTGACTGGTGACGACATTAACCAGTATCCCCGCCAGTCTGGCCTGAAATTCTTCTTCGCATGCGTTTTAGGCGCGTTCATGTTTCTTGCTATCGCTGTCAAAATTTGAGGACTGACCAATGACCACTCAAGCAGTAACAACCAATCTTCCACCCGCAGTGGTGGGGTTGAATATTGATGAACCCACCTGGAACGCACTGAAAAATAGTATTTACCCTGGCGCTAAAGATGATTCAGTCATCATGGCGGTGAGTTATTGCCGCGCCCGCCAGTTAGATCCGCTGATGAAACCCGTGCATTTAGTGCCAATGAGCGTGAAAGATGCACTAACCGGTAAATATGAAATGCGCGATGTGGTGATGCCCGGCGTTGGCTTATATCGCATACAGGCTGACCGTTCCGGTAACTATGCCGGAGCGCAAGAGCCAGAATTTGGCCCAGATCTGACGCAAGCCTTTAATGGAGTAGAAATCACTTTCCCTCAGTGGTGCAAATACACACTGAGCAAACTCATGCCTAACGGCACTATCGTGGAATTCAGCGCAAAAGAGTACTGGCTGGAAAACTATGCCACCGCGGGTCGTGATACCCAGGCACCCAATGCTATGTGGAAAAAGCGGCCTTATGGGCAATTAGCCAAATGTGCCGAAGCGCAGGCATTGCGTAAAGGGTGGCCAGAAATTGGTCAGCAGCCAACAGCGGAAGAGATGGAGGGTAAAAGTCTTGATGTGACTGAAACTAAAGAACACAGCCAGGGCAGCCAACAACCTACCCAACCGCAAGCACTACCAGAATATAGCGCGGAACAATTTCAACGCGCTCTGGCTGATTGGACAACGCTGATCAATAAGGGCAAGAAAACCGCTACGCAAATCATCAACACCATCGAAAGTAAATACACCCTCACCCCGGCACAAATTAAAACAATCGAACATCTGGAGGCAGAAGATGCAAATCATTAATGTTCAACAAGGTACGCAAGAATGGCACACATTACGTAGCCGCCACTTTACCGCCAGCGAAGCCCCAGTAATGATGGCAACTTCCAGCAAAATGCGCCGGGATGAATTGCTGAACATGAAGGCCACAGGATCGGAACGAGAAATCAGCGATTGGGTACAAACAAACTTGTTTGATAAGGGCCACGCGCAGGAAGCCACTGCGCGGGTAATCGTAGAATCCATTATCGGTACCGAATTATTCCCAGCCACGGCCATCGATGATGATGGCTATTTGTTAGCTTCCTTTGATGGTATGACCATGATGGAAGATGTGCTGTTCGAACACAAAATGTGGAATGCCACTCTGGCGCAAGCAGTAGCAGATAAAGATTTGCCGCCAGAATATTACTGGCAGTTGGAGCAACAACTTGCCGTAAGTGATGCTGAAAAAATCATTTTTGTAGTATCGGATGGCACCAAAGAAAACTTTGTCTGGATGGAATATTTACCAGTACGCGGGCGGCGCAAGGAATTGATGGCAGGTTGGCAGCAATTTGAGCAGGATTTAAACGGTTACACAGCCCCTGAGATCAAAGATATCCCGCAAGGCAAAGCCTTGATGCGCCTCCCCGCTTTATTGGTAGAAATCGAAGGCGCAGTAAAAGAGTCAAACTTGGCGGTCTACCAGAATCAGGCACTGGCCTTTATTCAATCTATCAATACTAATCTGGTGACCGATCAGGACTTCGCTGACGCAGAAGAAACGGTTAAGTTTTGTGAAAAGGCCGAGAAAGAACTGGATCTGATTAAGCAGCAGGCGCTGTCTAAAACTGAGCAGATTGATCTGCTGTTCCGCACCATTGATACCTTGCGTGATGAAATGCGTAACAAGCGGCTGGACCTGTCGAAACTGGTTAAGTTGCGCAAAGAGGCTATTCGCCTTGAGATACTGAACAAGGCAAAAACCGCTCTTGCCGAGCACATTTCCAGTATCAATAAACAGTTGGCGATTGTCACTCTACCCACTATCCCGGCTGACTTTGCCACGGCCATCAAAGGCAAGAAAACCCTCACGTCTTTGCAAAGTGCCGCCAACGATGAACTGGCCCGAGCCAAGATAGCCGCTAATCAAGTGAGTGAAAAATATCAGGCCAATTTAACGCTATTTACTGATATTGAACCGGCTTATAAAAACCTGTTTGCTGACATCAACCAAATAATCGGCCTTGAGCATGAACATTTAGCGCTGATGATTGAGCAACGCATTACCAGGCAAAAACAGATAGAGGAACAGCAGAGACAGCAAGCAGAGCAACAACAGGAAGAATTGAAAAAACGGCAACTGGCCGCCGCAGCGGTCACAACTGAAATCGTCGCTGTAAGCACTGCTACAACTGCCCATCAGCCGTTGCACCCCGCGGGAGCAGTGAGTTTCCCTGAACAACTGGGTAAAACGACAAATGAAACAAAAATAGCAACGCCAGTTGACCTGATTGCACAGATTAATGCTGATTTGGTTACGGCAGGCATTGATCTTACTACTGAAACAGTTTACCGCCTGTACCAGGCGGTAAAAGCTGGTCGGATCCGCTATTTCTCTATCACGCAGTAACCTTTCATCACCTGCCTCGACAGGCAATTCACAGGTAATTAATCATGACCACACAGGCCACCACTGCCAGTGTGCTGGAGTCATCCCTGCGTCCAGTTCGGGCGCAGTTAGACCTTGCCATTGAGCAGACTACCGGCACCGCACAGCGCTCTATCGAGAGCGCTACTGTTTTACTCAACCAAACACAGTCCCTATGTATTGAACAACTCAATATCGAGACTGACGAATACAACCTTTTATTCGACCGTTTAGAGAAAGCTGAGAACGACCTAACCACGAAATCCTTGGCATTAACGCATGTACAGGAACGCATAGAAAGCGCTGACCTGGTAGCCGCTGAAGCGAATGCCCAGAGAGACAGTATTTCAGCCAAATACAACCTTTCAATTTCTGATCAACGCGTGTTGGCCACTGAAGTGAATCGGTTGAAATCACTTAACCCTGAAAAAATGAAAATCCAAATCGTGCGGCTGAAAGATGAACTGGACAACAAGCGCACGCTGTTAAACCAGCAATTGACGGAAATCCGGCGGTATAAAAAAGAGGCGGCAGAAAGAACCAGCAAACTGGCGGCCATGGTCAATGTTAACAACCAACTGGCTAATACTGTTTCAGACCTTACCGCACGGATCCAGCGCATGGATGGGGACGTCGAGCCCACTTATTACCGTGGTAATGATGGCACTGAGTTTTACTTTTACACCTTTCAGTGGGGGTTGAAGCTCCGCTCTGGTGATTATGATATGCAGCTTATTAACGATATTGACTGGCATATTGAAATCCGTTCCACCACGGGTATTGGCCTGATCGTCTCTGTTAATGAGTGGGCATTGCCGGTCTACCCCATGGTTGATGACTTCAAACGGAACTGGCCGGATGGCCTAACGCCTGCTGTTACACAGCGCATTCGTGACCTGCTTGAACCAACTCACCCGCACCTGGTTAAGCGGGCGGAATGGGCAGAGTCTGTGCTTACCGAAACTCTCCCCTTGAAAGAGCAGTATTTAGAACTGCTGGCCCGCTCTGGGCTCCATTCATTGTTTGATGTTGTTCGCCGAACGCCTGACATGTTGGCTAATGCAGTCAAAGGTTTCGGGATCGCAAGCGCTCGCCAAGTGCATGCTCAATGCACCCGAATCGTAAAAGAGTGGGAATCAGAGCAGAAACAGAAGGAAGCCGCATGATGGATGAGGAACTAAACCTGAGCACCGGCTGTTATTTTAAGGAAGATGACAGAGGAGACCACACCGCTTGCATAATCTGGTTAATGCGCAGCCGCGCAGAGATCCGCAGCGGGAATCCCTACCTGCCAATGCCAAAACCGATTTATCACAGTGATGAACGATGGCGCGGCTTACCCCAGGTGGATACGGTCGATATCGGTATTCGTAAGCGCTACTCATTGGAAATTTTGTTGGCTATTTATCAGTTTCACCGCGCTGGCCACAATGAAAACTTGATTGCCAGCGATACCGGTATTCCGGTGACCACTATCCGCAAAATGCTGGAGCACAAAACCCAAAACCAGCGCAAAGCATGGCAACTGGCGCACCAGCTTCGCATCCCCTCCAAACGAGACATTATCAACCGATTAATACGGGAGGTTTAGTTATGACCGGTCAATGCAAAGAAAGGCCGATTTTATTTAATAGTGACATGGTTAAGGCCATTTTAGATGGTCGCAAGACGCAGACGCGGCGGATCATGAAGATTCAGCCATCAAATGATTTTTATCCGCTTAGCTGTACAGGTGAAATCGATTTTGATGCTCGTTGGTATTGTCCGGGAGTGGTGGATACTCCAAAAAGCAATAGAAGAGCATGGTGGCGATATTGAGCCAATACCATGAAAATCGCAAAAGGCCGGGCGACGGTATGGGAACACGCTGCCGAGGCCAATATGCAGGAAACCATCAGGAAGATTGCAGCATTATTTGATATTGATGATATTGCCATTTTCACCCCCGGTAAGCTGACCTACCTCAAAAATAAACCCCGTAAATATATCCGTATCAGGCCATTAGAAAGTGATGTGGTTATCAATCCAATAACTGGCGCTCATAGAGCTAAGAAGGGAACGTGAATAAAGGTTCTAAGTTAAAGCACCCAAATGTCATTACTGTTAAAAAGCAGGTTAATAAAGTAAATACTTGGTTTAATCGATTTAAATAATTCCACCCTCTCAACTCCCAGTCATTACTCATTATATATCACCCCACAGTCTGGGATTTATTTATTCAATCAATCAATCAATCAATCAATCAATCAAGGAGTAATCCCATGTTTGGATTGTTTCTATACGTCTGTTTTACATTTCAGCCCTGCAAATATGAATCACAGGGATATATATATCCTGACCAAAGTAATTGCCTTGCTGACATCCAGCAAGAAGGTTTGCCGCCTGAATATGTTTGTTTGCCAGTTGAAGGCGTTTTAATGGCGAGGATAAAGCAATGAGCAAAATAATATCGGTAAAAATGGCAAGGCCCAGTGAAGATGAAGTGAAATCTCTGTGGCAACTCTTTCACTCCACTGAAGCAGCAGAAGACCGCTGGCACAGAGAATCATCCGCGCAATTTTTAGAACGCTTTGACGATCAAGAAATCAGTGACGAGGAGCGCACATTTATTGCCGTTGCGTGGGATTCCCTGGTACAAGGCCACGGCGGCTTTGGACGCTTCATGGGGGCTTATGACACCCTGATATATAATTTCCAAGATCCAGATGCTGACCACGTTGCAACACATCCTAAATTTAATGCTCTTCTGACGGAATCAGAGCTATTACCAGTGGTATTTGAGGGTTATCACGAGGCTAAAAATACTATTGCAGATCTGGAAAAAAAGAATCAAATGTTGGCTATTGAAAACATGGTGTTGCAAGAAAAAGCAGCGCGGGAATTATCCGGAGCGTGGATCATGAACCGGCTAGTTGTTGGTTCAATCGCAGCAATTTCACTTATTCACGCCGGGCAATTTACCAGCGCAAAGGATTGGTTGCTGGAAAATATGGAGGGTATAGATATTGATATTCCTACCTATCAATCAGACACACAATTAAATGAATGGGCCAAAAGTCAGCAAGAGGGGTATTTAACCCACACTCAAGCACTGGAAATTATTAAGCAACAAATACCAGAAACGGCGCGGGTAATTAATGAATATCAGGCGCAGGGAGTTGAACTGGCAGCGGATGGATTCCACAAGTCGGTATTCTCTGCAATTGAAGAGGATGGAGTGATCAAGTCTCTTTTATATATCAAAGCTGACTTAATACAGTTCGCCGCCAACCTGCGAGGTGAGCATAATGTCAGATAAGGAATACTGCTATCGCTATGTAGATAGTAATGACTCGAAAGGCCGACCAATCGTAATGCTGTGGCAAATGGTAATTCTACGGGAGACAGAAAAGACATTTTGGTACTGCCCTGACTACCCGAACATGAGTCTTGAGCAAATTATTAAATATCAAGGATCAAGGTAGACCGGGGAACCGTCAAGTTAAACGCAGTCTTAAAAATGCTGCCCGTTCCCGCTATCACTACACAAAAGAAGAAGCATTAAAGGCTTTTATTTACCGCAAACAATATCAGTTAGAACGAATCCGGCTAACAAGCGAAACCGTGTCGCTTTGCCTTAAAGGGATAGGTGAGGCTGGTTTTGTTGAAATCAGTAAAGACGGTGAATTCAACAGTTTTAGCAACATTCTATCTGTTCCCGAAAAAGACTTTCGCGCGGCAGAAGAAGCTGGAGAAGTAGCCTCGACGTATCGCTGGGGAGAATATTGATGAATAACATCGACGAAGAGACAGAACCATTTTTCATCTATGGAGATGACTTAACGGACATGGTTCTGACCGTACAACAGGCCGGAGAGGGGAATGCAGATGCTGAGTAAAGAGCCGGTACGAATTCGGCACAATTGGGATTCAGCAGTAGTAGCCGAATGTGATTTTTGCAGTCACACAAAAATGACTGTTCCACGCGCCGACAGTGGGCGTATTTGTGCTTCATGTTGTGATTCTGAGTTTTTATCAAGTTGGCAGGGTTACGCGAAAAGTCTGGAGACTGAGATTCTATCACTGCGTGAGCAATACAAATCACAGAGCAATGAACTTACTGCAATGACAGCAGCAGCTCAAGCGTTGCGTGATGAAATGTATAAATGTGATGCGAAATTAGAGGCCCTGGCAGCGTTACCGCCGGTTGGCGGGGTCATCAGTAAAAAGCTGATTGGCTGGAGAACGGAGGATTATACGCACGAAACAAATAACATTGAATTAGCCCGAAACTGGGCACCAAATGTTGGTGTTCTTCCGATATTTGAGGGCGATATTAATACCAGTATTTCCACTACCACGATTGACACCACGCCGCTGTATTAATATTCAATAGATGTATCACTAAAACATAGCCCCTTACCACCACAGACCAAACGACCATAATAGGGCGCAGCATCGTTGCGTCCTTTCCTACTGAGGAAAGACCAATGACCAAAATACTGACTCGCACTGAATTAGAAGAGATCACTGGTTTTGTACAACCCAAGAAACAGTGTGAATGCTTACGTGAAAGTGGCATTTTTTTCATCGAGCGTAAAGATGGTAGACCTAGCACAACATGGGCGCATGTTGAGCACCCTATCTCTTCCCGCAATATCATTCATAGCATGCCTGAAGACCAACCTAATTATGGGGCTATTTAATGTCACGTCCACGCAAGAACCCTGCAGATAACTGGATGCCTCCACGGGTTCGTAAAGGCAAGTCTGCATATGAATTCAGGGCAATAGACGGGAGAACAATCCGTCTATGTAATTTTGAATGCAGTCAGGCTGATGTCTGGGTTGCTTTTGAGAAATTAATGATCAACCAAAAAGAGGATTCGACATTTACTGGTTTGATTAATGAGTTTCTATTGTCAGGTGATTTCTGCGAACTGGCCTCCGAAACGCAAAAGGATTACCACAAATACTCATCAAAAATAATTGCAGTGTTTGGGAAAATGTCTCCCGACAATATAAGACCAGAGCATATTCGAAAGTATATGGATAAGCGTGGAGCAAAAAGCAGGGTTCAAGCAAACAGGGAAAAATCCTTCATGTCGAGGGTTTTTCGCTGGGGATATGAGCGCGGGAAAGTAAAGTTAAATCCTTGCCAGGGGGTCAAGCAATTTAAAGAAAAAGTTAGAACTCGTTATATAACCGATGAAGAATACACCGCCCTTTACGATACCGCCCCATCGGTCGTAAAAGTGGCCATGGAGTTGGCTTACTTATGCTGTACCAGGCAAGCGGATATTTTGGACATGAAGAAAGGGCAGTTACTGGAGAGCGGCATACTTATACAACAAAGCAAAACTGGCGTTGCCCAAATTAAAGCTTGGATACCTCGGTTGCATGAGGTTATACGACTAGCAAGCACCCTCCCCTTAAACAGGGGCGTTGTGAGCATCTACTTGTTACACCAGCAATCAGGGTCACGTTTCACCCGTGATAGTTTTAATGCCCACTGGATGAAAGCAAAAAAGGCAGCAACTATGAAGTATCCCGAACTGGAATTTAATTTTACGTTCCACGATCTAAAAGCAAAAGGCATCTCAGACCTAACTGGTTCGCTATATGACAAGCAGGCAATCTCAGGACACAAAAACGCATCACAGACAGCGCGATATGATAGAAAGATTAATGTAGTTCCGGTGGTGGGAGGTCAAGATATGGCGAAGTGA